CAGTGCGATCGCAAACTCATCCGTATCTGAAGAAAAAGCTCTTGAGTGGGCCGACTCTTTTATCACGGAAGAAGTGGAAGAAGCCCGCGCTGGACAGAATGGTGGGATAGACCTGCGCAAGGAACTTGCTGATATTTATCGCCTGACCGGCGGTAAAATTTCGACCTTATCAAAGGTGGTTCACCACCAGGGAAGGGCATATGCAAATCTTAATGGTGTTGTTGCTGTCAATTTGAACGATGAAAATGCAAGTGCACTGTGGCACGAGCTGGGTCATCATCTTGAGTACAGTAACCCTGGTTTGTTAGAGAAAGCCCGGTCATTCCTGAAGGCCAATGTTGAAGGGGATAAGCCATCTTTCGTTAATATCGGTGGGCGTGGCAAGCCTGAATGGTGCTTCAGATCTCGATTGAGTAATATTTATATGGCGAAGGTATACCCGCCAGCCTCAGTGAGTAACTCCGGGAAAATTCGGCAGAAAGCACCGACTATTTCAAAAACATCAGCAACGGAAGTATTCTCTATGGCTCTTCAGTTGTATCATGACAAAGAGGCCGCTGCCGCATCACTGATGAATGGTGACGGATTGCTGGAACTGTTATTAGGTGTGGCAAAGGAGCTAAATAATGCAGATTAAAATCGCAGCGCCATTAGGCGGAGATGCCATTATCGAATTTGATGATAATGAAGAAGTTTCCGGGCGTTTAAGCATTATCTCCGGTGACATTACCGAGGACATGATCGCTGAAGCCATAGCTGGGGCAAATCCCAATAGCTATATGGGATTCGTTAACACCCTTGATGCTCCCGCAAGTGATGTTCTCCGAACGCTGCATCTTTACGCTGGCTGGTTTGTTGATTGGCCAGCAGTAGATGGTGGCGATGAGGACGACAACGATGATTTTGGTGATCATGTAGACCAGATCGTATATTGAAGAAATCCCGCAGATTGGCGGGATTTCTTGTTTATGCCAGGCGGGCTATGCGTATTTTACAATCATCTAGGTGGATGCGTAGTGCTTCTAAACATGGAGTAAAGTTAGCTGAGAATTTGTCGGACTCACAGGCCAATGCATAAAATTTTTCAGCTAATTCAAGAGATTCATCCCATATTTTTCGACTTACAAAGTCTGGTAGTGCTGTTTTTCTAAGCTCATTAGACATTGCTCCCCCAGAGCGTGGGGCAAAACCCATAGGTAACATGTCATAGGCTGGAGCAATATGATATGGGCGTCCGTGGCTACTAATAAACGATAGGTTGCCATTATGCATATCGGTATTGCCTATTAGCACACCAAAAGACCATAGCCTTGTTGCTATAATAATCGCATCAGGATGGACGCACTTATTTTTTACCAACTCTTTAACCAGCAAGGGCCATGTTGCTCTTGCATTCCCAACAAATTCTGCATCAAGTGCACGAAGTGAGAATACACCTACCCGACCGAGTTGACCAACACGATCAAATCGGGGAATTTCCAAGAATCTCTGACCGTTATAATCAAAAACTTCTGTTTCTACCCCCAGAACTTTTAATGCGAGATGTTCAGCAAACAAGAGATCTCTCCAACGCTCACTTATAGGGGTGTCGTTAGGTGCAGAGAATTTCACTAATACATGTCCACGCTCTGTGAAAGTACAAAATTTGGGTTGTTCACCTCCAGCAGATGAACCTGGCACATCACCTTCACCAGCGGCTAAAGCTAATACAGGATATTCAATTTCACGATTAACAGGAACAGGAGGCTGCATCTCTAAAAAATGCGTGCGCGCTTGCTCTCCAATTAACAAATTACCAACAACATCATGCCCATGCTTAAGTAAGGCTTTGATCACATCAGTATCTGACCATTGCTCTGGATTTGAGGGAAGGTTAAGTTCAAGAGCATATGCTGATGCATATGCTCTTCCAAGGAAGCCTTGTGGACGCATATCAAATAACCACCAAGGTAACCCATCGCTATGCCTGTTATTTTTCCCATCCTCAACCATAACATAGCCTTCTGGCCTCACCGGAATGAGAGTACCAAGAACGCAAATACACCCCTCTTCAGTTATACGATAAATGGGGACTGATTCGAATCCTCTAAAAGAGTCTCGTAAAGCATATTGAATAGATCTTCCATTTCCGATCCTAACGATTTCATCACCAAGTTCTCTTAATGCTCTAGATATCGTTGGTTGGCTAACACTGAGTTTTTCAACCAATTGTCTTGGTGTCATAGGCCCTTGATTGAGCAAGTTACGGATTGTTGTTGCATGTGTAGCCATAGTTTTAATTACTGTTGTGAATAGATTAATGAATAGATTTATGAATGCATACCATAGCAAGCAAAACGGGAGGTGTCACTAATTTAGATAAGTTAAAAAGACTTCTTTAAGAGATAATGACTAGGCGCTTTAACTGCTAGCTAACATAATAATTGGTCATTTAACGTGGAGTTCCCCGCCAACTGACGGGGTTTTTATTAGTCACTTTCTGTTTCTTCTGGAATGTTTTCTTGCGGTTCTGCCAATGCAGCACGACATAGGTTCCTGGCATTGGCTATAGCCACACTTTTGACTTCATCCGTCATCGTGCAGGTAATGTACTGATCGAGTTCTTCAGCTCGGATGATGCTTTTGCCAATCAGAAACTGTATTTGCCAGTGCAGATCGGCATCCATAATCAGAATTTCTGCCGGGCCTTCAGGGCCAGCCGGGAAGGAAACATAAGACTGTTTGCCCAAGCCGATAACTCGACAACTTGTTTCAAGAATTGCGCGCTTGAGGTCTGACTTTGTAACGGAAACAGGTTGGTTTTCACCAGTGATTACGCCGTTGATATGGAAGTGAAAGGGCATGTAGCTTGAAATTCGCTCTACTTTCCATACGCCAGCAAGCGATCCTTCATGCAGCACAATGGGGGTAACCGCGAGTTTCATCTCACCATATAACTGCTGGCAGATAGCTGGATTGCTGAATACATCCAAAGGTTCACACTCAAACAGCGGCGCAATCTGCATGAGGTCCATCATGGTCATACCAGAAGTACGAGCAGTAATGAATTTGCGCATGCCAGTATCCATTGTGCGCCAGATAGCCACACCATGTTTTTTGCTCACTTCTTCAGTAAAGCCCAGGTGGCACATGATGGTTTTTTCGATAGCCAGATCAGAGATAGAAACCTTTTCGCCTGGCACTCCATCATTATTGATGGTCACTTCGACACTCTGGCCATTACGTAGGCGGTATTGAATGGTTTTAGTATTTTGTGCTGTCATAGTCTTTCCTCTGCTTAAAACCTGGTGTATTGCGCCTTCAGGTGGGTCAGGAATGTTTTCCCACCAGCGAAAGCAATATCTCGGGGTGTTCTTTTCGTGAAAAGCGCGTGCCATTGCCAACTTTGGCGTTTTTTAGCGAGTTCGTGCTTTTGTTGGCGTCTGGACCACCGCTTTTCTTTCAATCGTTTTTTACTCATTCAAAACGGAATATCGTCGTCAAAGTCCATTGGAGGTTCGTTATTGGCGTTGCTCTGAGGTTTACCGCCACCACTGTATTGCTGGTGGTTTTGAGGTTGGTTTGATTGCCCCCAGCCATTTGAGGACTGTGAATCGTCACGGCGAGCGCCGATCATTTGCATGGTGCCGCCCTGGCTGACGATAATTTCCGTCGTGTAACGTTCTACACCGGCGTCATCTGTCCACTTACGGGTTTTAAGTTTCCCTTCGATGTAGACCTGAGAACCTTTTCGTAAATACTCACTCGCAATTTCAGCAAGTTTTCCGAACAAAACGACTTTATGCCATTCTGTTTGCTCTTTCTGTTGGCCCGTTTGCTTGTCGCGCCATGATTCATTCGTTGCGATGCTTAGTCTTCCGACCGCGCCGCCATTTGGTATATACCTGATCTCCGGGTCTTGCCCCAGGGTACCAATCAGGATGACTTTGTTTACACCGCGTTGTGCCACTTATCTTACCTAATAAATTAAATTAATTAGAGCAATAATGTATATCTTTGAAACGTAGCTAACAAGTGATTTGCATTATCCTGTGCCTTCTAAAGGGATCGAGTCAGTCGGTATTGGCTGTGAATGGGTGTTTGTCCTGGAGCGTAAAAAATTCGCTTATGAGGTCTTTATGAAGGGAAAAACAGCCGCAGGAGGCGGTGCAATTTGCGCTATCGCGGTGATGATTACCATCGTGATGGGTAATGGCAATGTGCGAACCAACCAGGCGGGGCTTGAGCTTATCGGAAACGCTGAAGGTTGCCGACGTGACCCATACATGTGCCCGGCGGGTGTATGGACTGACGGGATTGGTAATACACACGGGGTAACGCCAGGCGTGCGAAAAACCGACCAGCAAATCGCCGCTGATTGGGAAAAGAATATCCTGATCGCTGAACGCTGTATTAACCAGCACTTCCGGGGCAAAGACATGCCCGATAATTCCTTCAGTGCAATGACAAGCGCGGCATTCAATATGGGATGCAATAACTTACGGACCTACTACAGCAAAGCGCGAGGCATGCGAGTCGAAACGTCCATCCACAAGTGGGCGCAGAAAGGGGAATGGGTGAATATGTGTAACCATCTCCCTGATTTTGTGAACAGTAACGGCGTGCCCCTGCGAGGTTTAAAGATTCGCCGTGAAAAAGAACACCAACTTTGCCTGACGGGACTGGTCAATGAATAAACTCCGGCAGCTCCGCAGACTTTCGACAATGAAGTTATCGCTGGCAGCGATAGTTTTCGACTCGATTTTCATGGCGGTATATGTGCTTAATGAAACGTGGCCACTGGAACCGCTATTGTATGCTGGGCTTCGGCTGTGCCTGACATTTTTGAGCATGGCCGCGAGATTGATGCAGCAGAAAGAAACCGCTTCAGATTGTCCACGCCGCGCGGTGCGCAAATATATGGCACGCAGACGAAGGTGATAATAGTTAACGAGAACCCCGGCAGCCGCCGGGGTTATTTTTGGTGGTTATTTGAACGGATTGATTGAATTATTAAACGTGATGATGCTTGTCTCACGCGGTGCCTGGACGTTAGCCGCTTGCGGAACCTCTTTAATTTTCTTAGTGACAGGCAAGTTGCGCGCGCCAACTTTGATCAGAGATTCGAAAAGTGTGGCAACGATTTTTGCATCACCAGGTTCTTTGAGGCGGAATGCGTCTTTTTGGGCGGCGGAGACGAAGATCGGGAGGTTATCCAGTTCGTCTTGCATTGCTGCCAGCACATCGTCGCGGATACCCGCTGTTTCCTCCAGCAAAGCAATTCGCGCTTCAGCATCTGCGATCTTGGCCATTGCTTCGAGGTGGCGGCCCTGACTTTCGAGTAGTGCGGTCTCCAGTTCTGCCGTACGCTCTGTCGCCTCCACCATCATTTCCAGTTCAGCCATTTTGCCGTAATGGGATATAACGGCCTGCACTGACTCGTCGGAGTACCCATGCGCCGCCAGGGACTCTGCCAGTAAAGATTTAGAATCCGCGCTTTCAAACATTCCGGCGCTGGCAGGATGATCCAGACTGATATAGTTCGGCGTTGTCACATAATCCACACCATGGAAGCTGGTGGTTACAGCGATTTTCCCGGACTCACGCCCGCCAGTGGCCCAGCTCCAGCCACCAGCTCGGCTTTCGATCATCGCGGCGACAATTTTACCCGGCTCTGTGTTAAGAATTTCCTGTGTATGGGTAACGATGCCGTTGTCGTCAACGGATATAGCTACTGTGCGGCAAGCTGGAACATTGTCGATAACGACCGGGCGACCTTCCACCATGATCACGCTGGTTTCTGGTACTTCCAGTTTGCCGGTCAGCTGTCGGCGACCGTGACCGTAATAGCCGAAAAGCTCACCAAGGCGTAAACCTTCCTGAGTTTCCTTGCTTTCAAGCATGGTCTTTACCGCGCTTAATACATACTGTCGCCCGTTCTGGCGACCTTTTCTAGCATTACTATAGAGACAAAAGCGGTCAGTGACCGTTTTCAAAACATCAGTCATTCTCGTTTCCCTCTTTAAAGACCGATTCAAGGATTTGCGCCAGTTCCTGTGGCGGTGTTTTGATGATGGAATCCATCAGGTGATCGTCGTCCTCGCTTTTCGCTTTCAGTTCGTTCACCAGTGCTTCAGAGATTTTTTCGTCAATCTCCAGCACATCGCTGAACAGGTAACGTTTGAATGCATCGGAATTGGCGAGGACGCTGTTATTGCTGACGGCATCGAGGATTTGCGTAACGATGGTGGCGTAGTTCGCCTGCGAGTCGCGGTTTTCGTTGTGCTCTTGTTGCAGAGCGGTATTAACGGAGTGGAATTCGATTTTGTACGGGCGATCACCTTCCGGGTATACCTTGCCGTACTTGAAAGCAAGATGAATATCGATAGCCCGCTGAATGAACTCTTCTACGCCCTGCTGGATCCATGAGGCGCGCATGGCGGCCTGAATTGCCGTGCGCAGGAATCCACCTTCACCAAGCCCGCCGGACATTTGATCTGCCCACCCCAGGAGGGTGTAATCGAGGCCAAGTGCTGCCGCCAGCTGGCGCATATAGGTGAGAATGTCTTCAATGCCGTTGATGTCAGCCTGGATGGTCTGAGTATCAATAGTCATCTGTCCCTTGCCGTCGCCCATAATAGGCAGCAAGGTATTGGTCACCGTAGGCATGTTATTCGCGCCGCGTGCGCGCTTTTCCATCAGGTCAGCTGCTCGTTTAAGCGTCTGAGTAATGGTGCGTGAATAATCGGCTGCTTTTACCGGATCCAGACTATTCATCGCCAGGCCGATGATTCGGTCAATTTTCGATGCATTAAAACGCGTTGCCTTCAGCGAGCGGATCGCCGAACGCAGATTCATGTACGGCTCGTAGGCGTATTCGAGCAAGCTGGTCCCGTAATTCTGGGTTTCAATCGGCGTGCGCTCTTCCGGATTATCCAGCAGGCTGTAAGCCTTATGGCCAGTGTGCACAGGCATAAGGTTTGACTTAGGCCGCCAGTAGGGGATTTTCATAGGGATAATGGTCCACGGATCGGCGAAAACCATTTTCCCTGACGCGTCCTTCAGATAATCGCCGCTAAATCCCGCCAGGTTGCCGCTGACCTCGAACTCTTTGATGAAGCTCGGAAGGGTGTAATAGGAGCACTCAAAAGACGTGATCCCTATGCCTTCTTTGGCGTATGGCCTGACATAAGCCACCCCAAATACAGACATGATAAATGCCCACCCGGCGACCTCTTTGTTGATGGTTCGCCCGATGTCGTTCATCAGCTCGTCACACAACGCCTGCGCGGCGTCATAGTCACTATCGTTTCCGTTATGTACCGGCACGATAGTGAAGGTTTGTCCGGTCTTCTTATCGAAAGAGAGCGCGTGCGTAATATGGATGTTCAGTGCGGTGGCGATCGTGCTGTAAACCGCCATTTCTTCGAGTAGCGGATAGCGTTGCAAGCGGTCTTCCGGCAGTTGAACTTCATCAAAGATAAAGCGACTTCCGTCCACCAGCCCATCGCCAGCCATGCCACTATCGCCCGGTTTGCCGCCTAAGAAGCCGGACAGTTGTACCGGTGCCCCTGCGCGAGAAAACAAATACCCACTTCCGCCGTGCACAGCCAGCGCGGACAGGAGGATGTTGTCCCGTTCTCCGTTGTCTTTAAAAACCCCCGCCAGCGCCTTCCTGACCGAGGATAGCGTGATTTTATTGTCTGCCAAGATTGCACCTTAATTAGAATAATTCGCATCGTGTTTGAACGGAATTTAACACTAGTCACTTGTTAAGGATTACCAATGAACAAGCTATCTATGGGTGTGTTTCGCTGTTCAAGTGTCAGCGAAATATTGAAATACATTAGGGCAATAACATCTCACCGAGCGCCGATTAAATACGGCGTGGAAAAGGTGGAAGGCAAAAGCTATGACCGACTGCGCCGGGAGGCGAATCAGAAGGCGATAGATTTGCTTAATTCGCTGGTGGACGGCGCGACACTGACAGATGAACAGCGCCAGATCCTGGCCGGGTACACTGGTGAAGGCGGCATTGGCGGGTCCGTCTCCGAATATTACACACCAAAGCCTATCGCTGAAGGTGTCTGGGAGATCATGAAGCTCTACGGCGCGGACGTAGGTAACACTCTGGAACCATCGGCGGGAACCGGCGTTTTTAATGAGACAAAACCGGTTGGTACGGTGATGACCGCGACTGAGATCAGCAGTGTTTCCGGTCGTATAAACCAGTTGTTACACCCGGAAGACAGCGTACAGATTTCCCCGTTCGAACAGCTGGCTATAAACACGCCTAACGATTCATTCGACCATGTTGTGGGTAACGTTCCGTTCGGCGGTCGTGATAACACACGCAACATCGATAAGCCTTACGCAGAAGAAACGGACATGGGGTCTTACTTCATGCTCCGCATGCTGGACAAGATAAAACCTGGCGGATTCATGTGTGTGATTGTGCCGCCGTCCATTGTTTCAGGTTCAAACATGAAGCGGTTACGCCTGCGCTTATCCCGTAAAGCTGAATTTCTTGGCGCTCACCGCTTGCCTACCGGTACTTTTGACGCAAACGGGACCAGTACAGTCGTTGATGTGGTGCTGATGCGCAAACATCCGGCAGAGATGGCTGAGAAAATCCCCCTGGTGGATGAAAGCACTCTCGAATCGGCAAATGTGCTTTGGCCAACGTTTATTTCTGGCAAGTGGTTTGAAAAGGACGGCCGCCGGTTTGTTCATGGCACCCAGGAAAAGGGCTTCCAGGGGCGTATTGAGGTTCGTGCCGACGGTCAGATTGATAACCAGGCTCTTAAAGCGAAGCTGATTCATCGTTTCGAAAGCCGTATCGACTGGTCTTTGCTCGATATGGCTGAACCGTCACCGACCGCAGACGTTGTTGGTGAAGGGGAAATGCGCCTGATTAATGGCGTATGGCAAAAATATGCTGGTGGTCGCTGGATTGAAGCTGATGCCGGGAAGGAACTTAAGATCGATGCTGCCAGTTATGGCGCGGATAGCTGGGAGGCTCTTCAGCGTAACCTGACTACAACAGAAGGCCGTCTCGGCATGACATTTACCCAGATGGCAAATGTCCGCGATAAGTACACCACATCAATCAGCGACGATATGGTGCAGCTGGTGGACTGGATTAACAGCCAGCCTGAAAAATACCGTGAACGCTTGTATCGCGGGGCGATGATTGGCCGGATGTTAATTGAATATCAGGACATGAAGGCCGCCGGGCATAGTGCTGAACAAATCGAACAGCAGCGCCTTTCTCTGGTATCCCGTTTGCAGGCAGAGATTGACCGTTTTGGTAACCCCGGTCGCGGTCCGATAGCGAAATTGTCGGGGAGCGGTGCGCGCGCCTGGTTTGCTTTCCGTGGTGCGATTAAGCTGGATGGCACTATTTCTGACGAGCTGACAGGAAAGCTGGTTACGCATGATTCCAGCGCAAGTTATGACTCCACCAGCTATCAGGACACCCTGCGTTATCTCTATAGCGATCTCACCCGCGATCCAATCCAGCTCGATGATTTCCGCCTTGCGTTTACCGGCGAACTGCCAGCCAGTGATGAAGAGTTGCTTAATTTATTGGCCAGCACCCCTGGTATTGCGGTTTCACCGTATGGCGGGATTGTTCCGTTCGCCCGCGCCACCAGCGGCGACATTAACGAGATAGTGGCTCCAAAACAGGAATTCCTCGCCACACTCCCCGACGGTCCAGTAAAGAACAACGTCCTTAATCAGCTGGCAGCTATCGAAGAGAAGCGCATCAAGACGCCAGCAGAGAATATCCGGTTTAAGCTCAATAGCCGTTGGTTCGACCGCTCCGTCATTCTGGAATTTTTGCAGGAAAACGGCTATCCGGATCTGCGCTATGTGCAGTCAGTGCAGCTGGAAGGCGACGAAATGGTTTCTGACACCTATCACGGTGGTGATGGTCTGTTCGTCGGGCACCGATACGGTGTCGTCCAGCGCAAGGATAAAGAAACAGGCGAGATCCGCTACGAGTGGGACCGTAAATCGGGTGAAAACGCGACCGGGTTCCCGGCACAGCTGGAAAAGTATCTCAATGGTGCGCGTATCGGTGGCAAAGATAGCGCGACGGCGAACGGCTACCGCGAGCAGATGGCACTGCTTGAGGACCAGTTCAATAAGTGGATCAAGACGCACGATCGCTACGATGAGCTGGTTGCCAAATACAACGATGTGTTCAATAGCAATATCCCGTATGAACACTCTGGCGATCCGCTTGGGTTGAAGGGATTAAGCGGTAAGCGCCAGCCATTTGATTACCAGAATAGCGAGGTGCGCCGACTGTCCGAAGATGGGCGCGGCATCCTGGGCTTCGGCACCGGGCTGGGTAAAACCACGACCGCGCTGGCGCTTGAGGCGTTCAACTATGAGAACGGTCGCTCCACCCGTACTGCGTATGTAGTGCCTAAATCAGTGCTGGAAAACTGGTATTACGAAGCAAAAGAATTCCTGAGTGAAGAGGCATTCAGTAACTACCTGTTCGTCGGTCTTGATGTGCTGATGGATGGCGATCAGATTCGCCAGGTGCCGGTGCTCGATGAGAACGGTAAACCTGTTCTTGGTACTGATGGCACTCCAGTTATGCGCGATGCTCTTAAGCTGGCAGATGAAGCCACTATCACGGCGCGGATGAATGCGATCCCGCACTCAAATTACCGTGCAGTCGTGTTTACCAAAGAACAATACGCCCGCATTCCGCTACGTGATGACACCGTAGATGAGCATGCACAGGATATGCTTTATGACTTCGTTGCTGCCGGGCGCGTAGCCAGCGCAATGGACTCCGACTCCCACCGCAAAGAGGCCGCGCGTCGCCGGGTATTGTCGGAGTATTCAGATACCGGCACCGAAAAAGCAGAGAAGTATCCGTACTTTGAGGATATGGGCTTCGATAGTGTGATCGCTGACGAAGGTCACAACTACCGCAATAGCTATAAAAATGGTCGCGAAGCGTCACAACTGGCCTATCTGCCCACCAGCGCGGTGGCGCAATCGGCGCGAGATATGGCAATTAAAAACGCGTACCTGATGAAAAAGAATGGCGGGCGCGGGCCGGTTCTCCTGACTGCAACGCCAGTCGTTAACACCCCGATCGATGCATACAACATGCTTTCTCATGTTCTGCCGAAGGAATACTGGCAGAACATGGGGATCTACGGTCCTGATGACTTCGTTAAATTCTTCGGCAAGACCAGGCTGGAAACGGTACAGAAAATTAGCGGTGAAGTTGAAGAAAAAATGGCGCTGGTGGGCTTTGAAAACCTTGATGCGCTGCGCGGCATATTCCATCGCTGGGTAACGCTTAAAACGGCGGAAGACGTTAAGGATACCGTGGAGATCCCGGAGCTGGACGAACACCAGCAGGATGCACCACTTACTGAAGAACAACTGGCGGCGTATGAAGAATTGCGTCAGCAGGCGGAAGCGGCGGCCAAAGCCAACAATGGCGTAACGACCTCGGTCAATGAAGACGGCGTGATTGAGCACGAGAAAGACCGTCCGATCTTCTCAATAATCAGGGATATGGACCGCGTATGTACTGACATGGACCTGTACTATCGCCGGATCACCTATCGTTTCCTGCCGGAGTACGCCGATGCGGTGCAGCAGCTGGCGGACAGTTTGCCTAAACAAGCCACCAGCGAAGACGACGACAGTGATGATTCAATCACGCAGCAATCGCAATACTCCCTGATAGATAAGGGCGAGTTTATTCAGTTGCAGGTTCCGGAAGCGTTCGAGCAGGAAGTGAATAAGCGCCTGGCCAGGTTTGGCATTGACGAACAGACCGTAACTCACCCCGTTACGCCCAAATACGCGAAGCTGATCGCCGCGCTGAAGGAGTTTTTCCCGGAAGGTAAGCAAATCATCTTCACCGATGAAAAAACGCAGCACCAGAAGCTCAAGCGCATTATCTGCAATGCTCTAAACCTTGAACCTTCAAAGGTGGGGATCCTGAATGCTCAGACGGTTGCCGAGGCAGGTAAAACCGGTAAGAAACTGAAAGCGGTTAAACCGCCGAAAGAGCTACCGGATGAACCAACAGATGCACAGATAGCGAAATACAACGAGCAAATGGCTCTGTATGACGCCTATATCGCGCAGCAAAATGAAATGTCGTTGGGCGGTCTGGAAAAGATTGCAGCCGACTTCCAGGAGGGCCGGACTCCGATCATCATCTGCAACAAAAAGGCAGAGGTGGGTATCAACCTGCATCGAGGAACGACTGACATCCATCATCTGACGTTGCCATGGACACCAGCCAGTATCGCACAGCGTAACGGTCGCGGTGCCCGAGTTGGTTCCAACCGTGCAAGCGTTCGCGTTCACTACTACTGCGGCAAGGGGTCTTTCGATGAATACCGACTGAAGACGCTGAAGCGTAAAGCAGGCTGGATCTCCGATATCCTCCGTTCAGATAAGTCAGAAATGGAGAACGCCGACGCCAACGATATGATCGAAATGCAGATGTATACCGCTAAGGATGATGGCGAACGTCTGGCAATGATGCAGGTTCAAATGGATAAGGCGAAAGCCGCGCAACGCGCTCGCCAGAAAGAACAGGCTACTATCGACCTTCAGAACTACATCAAGGCGCAGCACGCAGCTGGCGAGGATGTGGAGGTACTTACCGCTGAATTAGAGCGAAGCAAAGCGGAACTTGAAAAGACCACCGCCGAGGTAGCTAAATTCAAACAGGCGGCAATGGCCAAGGCAGCGGATAACGCAGACTGGAAGGCCCGCTGGGGGAGTGTCCATCACACAGACCGTATGTTGTTAGCACAGTATCGCGCGTCGTTGAAAAGCGCCATTCAGCGCAAGGCTAATATCTCTCAGGCCATCTCCCGCTATGAGAAATTATTGAACCGTACTCAGAAGGCCGCGACGGATATCAAACGCCTGCGCCCGCTGGTGGAGGATGCAATAAATAAAGGCATTCTGGATATTGATCCTGACATGGTTAACCATGCGAGTGAGTTCCTTGTTATCGGCGATCGCTCATGGCGTGTAGGCCAATACTACGATTGTGCCGGTGATATCGTTCGCATTAAGTCGCTGGACTTCGACAGCCAGCGCGCAGACGTGGAGATCATCTTTACCTTCAAAGGCACCAAATCGGGTAACTGGGATGTGAAGACGCTGGATAAACAGGTTGATGTAACTCCTGATGAAGATGCTGTTATGCAGAAAATCAGTGGTGGCGTCTCCATCGCCGGGATTAACGACATCATTTCCTGTGACGATTTCTACCGTTTCCAGCAGCGCGGCATGATCAAAATCACTGACTCATACGGCGTTCAGACTACAGAGTCAGGCTATAGCATTGATTTTGTTGGTACCTATACGGACCCACTGAAGCATGCGGTTTACCCGGATCGCCGTGACGGCGCGCTGAAGTCGTCAATTGCAAAATGGGTGCTTGGTATGATGTCGGAAGGGAATAACCGCCAGATCCGTTCGGCAGAAACATTCCTGGTTGAATTGTTTGGCTCCAATTATGGCGATGTAATCGCGTCATACGGAGATACGCTATCCCCTGAAGCAATTCAGGAGAAAATAGTGGATGCGATCGCAAAAATGCCGGAGAAAACAAGCCAGGGGGCTACTCGTAACGGGGATTCTGAACTTGAAGTCACCAATGCCATTTTCGGTACCAATGAGTTCCGGGCGTCAGATTATGAGATCACCACAGCACAGTTTGGCACCATTGGCATTTACAGCAATAAAGCCGAGATCAAGCAGGCAATGGACGCAGCAAGCGCGCGCATCGCAGCAGAACGGGAAGCCAATCTGAATCATGCAGTCGCCGCACTGACTCAATCGTGGGTAACAGCAATCAGGGAGGCCGCCACCACAGGGAAAATCACACCTGCAATTGCGGATGTCGTAAACGACGGCTCTAAATTTATGGATGCCTATCAAATGGATGCGGTGCAGTTGCCATCAGCCTATGGCCAACTCAGCTATCGCATGACCTACAACCTGGTATCAATGTTTTCCGACCTTGCCATCCTTGGGCTGGTGGATCTTAACGAGGTTACGCCGGAATTGCTCAGCATGCGCAAGAATCATGTGGAGATATTGCAGAGAATTAACACGGTTCTTGCCGGGCGCACCGATGAAGAGAAACAGGCCGACGCTGATCGGATAAACCTGGCCCTTGGCAACATCACGGAGGAAGAAATTGCCGCCAGAAACGAGAAACAAGAAGAGTTATCATCAATACAGGGTGATGCCACCAGCATAGCTCAGTCTCTTGGTCTGAATTATCGCGTATCCACCGCCGACCTGAAGATGATGTACGCACCGAAATTCGCCGCTGGCGAGGTATTTGGGCTTCAGGAAGCCTCAGGCATGAAAGGCGTTCTTTTCCGTGCGAAAGACGCAATCAAGGCGAAATTCGGCGCTCGCTGGCTGCCAGCGAAGGCGAAGAACAGCGATTTCCCGGGTAACTGGTGGATTATCGAGACAAAACACAACGTGGCGGACGTTCTGGCCGTCATCCAACAATACGCATAACAGGAGCGCCCGGTTCGCCGGGCGTCGCATAATATGGCCACATTATCTGATACAATAAAACCGAATAAAACATATCTTGAGGCGGTGCTGCGTACGGCGTTGTTAGGAAAGACAGAAGACGAATACGTTGATTTCTTCCTGTCAGGGCTACGCGGGCGATTACTGAAAAATCCCCGCCTGTACCGCAGCTATGGTCCATACTGGCCGGAAATTAAAAAATTATTACTGGAGCGCGGTTATGGTAATTTCGGTCGTCTCGTTGACCGTGACGTTCGCAAAATTTACCGTTATGACCGTCCGGCGCTGACGCTCATAGCCGCGACGCTCTACAGCCAGGAGCGTTTTGATAATGGTCAGATATACTCAGCCTGGCATTTACTGCCAGTGCCTGAAGAAGTTGACGACCAGGACTATGAGTTTGAGTCTTACGATTTGGAAGTTGAAGCCTTGGCACAGGCTGGAGAGAAAACTTGAAAAAGCGATACTACACAGTAAAGCATGGGACGCTACGAGCATTACAAGAGTTTGCTGATAAGCATAACGTTGAAGTGCGCAGGGAAGGGGGAAGTAAAGCTCTGCGCATGTACCGTCCGGACGGGAAATGGCGTACAGTCGTCGATTTCAAAACAAACAGTGTTCCCCAGGGCGTCCGCGACCGGGCATTCGAAGAATGGGAGCAGATCATCATAGATAACGCATTGCTTCTGAATGCTGATTAAGAACTCTCCGGCCTAGGGAGATTAGGCCGGAGATAAATATACTATATAAACTTAGATACAATATCGTGAATCTGTTGTAGCGGGATATCTTCCATCTCATTCTTAATAAGAGAGCGGTTAGATGCTGTCAGTGAAGGCCATTTTGTTTTCCAGGCTAGATATGCTAGCCATGAGTAGCCAGTTTCGTAAGGTTTATTCATACAAGTCATTGAGTGTTCAACCGCTTGTATGTATTTTTTCTCAAAGTTGGTTCCTTTTACTTCAAATAAACTACCAAAATAAATAAGCCATTTTGCAAGGTGTTCATACTGTTCCCATGCGCCAGGCTTTTTAGTAAGTTCTATTTTTTTATCTATTATATTACAAAAAACATTTAATACATTTTCATTATTCCAGCTATATCCAGATGATGAAATGGAGGAAATGATATGATAAAAAGAATCCTCTAGCTTCAAGAACTCTATTTTATACTCTCTTCCGTTTTTTATTACCGATTTGATTGAGTGCCTCAATTTGTCTTTTATTTTTTTTGCTTCTGGAATTTTATCGTTAAGTTTTCTAAAGAAATCAGATACCTCTGTTTTATCTATAACCCTAACCCCATAGCAGGAAAAATAGTAATCTTTAATAGGTTGCAATAGTTCCCCTCGGGAAACAAGGAAAATATTGGAGGACATTACGTTGTCCCGTGAAAATACCTTATATTCATTTATAATAGCCTTTAGGTTCGCGTCACTTAGAGAATAGCCAAGGATAACAATAGTGTTTTCATGTAGAACTGTGCTTAGTTTATTAGAAAAGTAAGAATTACCATTTATAAATCTGAAATAATCCTCGCTAGTAACAACCATGTCTGATGGGGAGTCTATAGAACCGTGAACATGGTAGACTTTAACCTCACAATTATATTTTGGAATTGGCAGGCCGGGGGTGATTGTACAAGTTCGATTCTCTCCAGCCAGCTTTTCTGCTAACTTGTCATAATTTGTCGTAATTACTTTAAATGTGTTTTCTTTGAAAAAGTCTTGAATATATTCAATTGATGGATCAAGTTCGATTGAGGCTATGATTTTCTCAATCTCTTGGTAAATATTTTTCCCCGAAAGTATAAGTTTTAGTGCAATAACCTGAGCAGCTTCTTCAAGGCTAAGGTCTTTTGCTTTTCCATCAGGAAATAATTCCTCTTTGAGTGAGTCACCATCCTTCAATAAACCGCACAGTTGCTCCAATAAAGATTGCCAACTTGGGGCTTTATCATCAGAAACAGCCTTTGAAAATCCAGTGCCTGTAAGAAAGCACAGCCTATGTGTAGCCGCTGCATAGGCAATTTCTATATACTCGCTCATTACTTACTCCATTTACTTATAGTTCTACAAAGAAGTATACCCTAATGCATTGACGTTTATAGATAATTTCCTTTTCCTGTTAATACTCCCTTAGGCACCTGTTTTTGTGCCAGCGTTTGGGTGCCGCGAATTATGTTAATCAGAGGGCTTAGTAACGATGGTTCCTGGCGTGCCTCAACTTCTCCAGCCATTGCCCTGATGTAGTCGGCGCTGGCAACGTTGTTGTATTCCGTCGCAAAGCAACATAGTAACGTCAGAACATGCTCTGTCGTTATTTCGCTCCAGTTGATGTTGAAAAATTCATCGCCTTTTTTATCGTGTTCGGAATCGAAGATGCTTTGGTGGAGGATGTATTTGCCGGACTCCTTGCGCGGTAACTTGATCGCTTTCTGGCGTTCCAGCTCCTTGTAAATCTGCATTGCTTCAATCAGTACCGGCCTGCCGTTCATGAAGGGATCGCGCAACCTTACACGCTGGCCAACTCGACCAGTAATAAAGCTGTTTTCCTCTTCCACCAGCACGATAAAACCCTTTTCCTCTTTTTCTCGCAATTCGCGCAGCAGCTGGAGTTCCATGTCGCGGCGGCGTTCAGGGTAGCTGGTCCGCTCAGCCATTATCAGCTCGTTGTTGATCCATGCAGCAGTCATTGACGCCGGTTTGCCGACGCTCATCGAAACAACGCATATTTTCTTATCCATAGCGCCCCTACAAAAAAGAAAAGCCACCAGCGGCGGCTTAGCAATACAACTGAAGGTAGCGCCCGGTACTCAGACTGTGCCGTCCATGGAATATTTGAAAAGGGATCCATCCGTACCGGGCGTGTGATGATTCTGACTGAAGTCACTTGTCAGTTGTCAATCATTTATCATTAAAAATAATATATTTATTAGTGCATACAAATAAGACACTAAGTGTGCACATTGCAACCTCAGAGAGGAAACATTCAACCAGCCTGTAATTGCTCTAATGAATTTGATTTTTTGGGGCGGAAATACTACCATTGTACGCCAGACTATTGATCTTCCTGTTGTTCAGGCTTATAGTTCCTACGTCGTAGCAAATTCTGCGACCGGGTTTGACAGCCTGAATGTACATGCGGACAACCGCAGATATCCGCATATTGCGGTATTTTTGTGTCCGTAAAACCACGTTACGCCCGAATTATGGTGGGGCGTGATGGGGAGGCTTCGGCCTGCTGGTTTCATGTACGCCAGTCTGTCAACCCCGTCACGTCCTGCCACCTGTTTGACAGCGGGTAGCAGGTTGTTAAACCTGTACATGAGGCCGTAACTATGGTTAATGCCAATCCTTGCGCACACCCTGAATTTATCTGGCGCTTTTACTCCTGCCAGAAACGTCACTATCACTTCGTTATCGCACCAACAGAAGATGAGGCACGTTCTCAGCTTCCGGATGCTCCCTGTATTTTCTCTGCCCGCTTTTCTACCGATTTGCGCAATTCTCTCAGTTACTGGTGCCTCCCTGTTAACGCTTCTGCTCAGGAGGGGCTATGAGAACGTCATTAGTCACCCGTGAAGAGATGATCGAGGCAATTGAACAGCACACTGCCTGTATCAGTACCAGGGATATACCTGGCGTTATTGCCAACTACTTCATGATCACCAAACAACTTTACCGGAGAAAGGACAAAAACGCGGTTCACCGCATTCTGCTGTCTGATATCCGTGAATACCTGCTCGAACAGGGGCATCTGAATTACGCAACCGTCGCAGCCGAAACACGCAAGGAGGCACACAGAATGAAAGCAAGCAAACCAGATGTTGTCGTTACAAAGCCTTTGACAGCAACCACACCAGCAACGGCCATGGATGCTATCCCCAACACCGGAGACACAATCGACAGCCAGACGCTGTTAAAGATGGTCAATGAAGCGCGGAAATTATGTAGCGAAAAACCAGTTCGCAATAATGATTTTATTGCCAGAGTTAAGGATGAACTGGATGGTGAGTACTACGAAATTTTCGTAGTGCAAAAATTAAACAACACAACATCTGAAACTATCTCCATGACCTACAAACAAGCCCTGCGAGTTGCCGCGCGCGAGTCAAAAGCGGTCCGCCGTTCGCTGATCGACAAACTGGAGGAATTGCAGCAGGCTAGCACTGCTTCTCCAGTGATTCCCCAAACACTCCCCGAAGCTCTGCGCCTGGCTGCCGAGCTGGCTGAACAAAAGCAACTTCTGGAACAGAAAGCCCACCAGCTAAATCAGCAGCTGGTGGCCGCCGCTCCTAAAGTCGATTTTGCCGACCGGGTATCAGTAGCTAAAGGGATCCTGATTGGGAATTTTGCAAAGGTTGTTGGACTTAAGCAAAACGCGCTGTTTGCCTGGTTACGGGAGAACGGCATCCTGATAGCGTCCGGTGGACGTAAAAATGTGCCGTTCCAGCAATACATCAACGCTGGGTATTTTTCTGTGAAAGAAGTGGTGCTGGATGATGAAGATGGCTATCAGATACGACTGACGCCCCAGTTAACGGGGAAAGGCCAGCAGTGGTTGACGCGTAAACTGCTCGATGCTGGCTTGTTAAAACCGGTGGCGGCTGAATGATTAAAAAAGGCGGCCTTGCGGCCGCCAATGATGTCACGGAGTCTATAATGGCAATGTGAATGTCTTCGTAGTTGACTAAAGCCACAACTCAATTATAACAATTAATTATAGCAATGGTGGCTATTTTATTTATCGCGAATCACATTTTTTCTCTTCAGTACCTGTGTGCTATACTCCTTCTTGATTGATTGGATGCGGAATACAAACCCGCTCTTTTGTGCAGCCTGGCTCCTTGCCAGGCTTTTTTTTATTTCATCATGGAAGCTGTTAACGCTTTGGACCTTGCTGAACTGATTGAGAGGACTTTGTCAACGTGCCCCAAAAATTCGCCAAACTCAGACATCACTTTAGCAAAACCGCGCCGTGCTTCTTCCTCGGTGGCGTTCATCACGAAATGTTCAGCACCACGCATACTTTTGACAGGGAACGCAACGGATATTGAGTCAATATCTGGCATTCTATCGCTCAGCTTTACAGTGACAATGACGGCTGGCGACTGAATATTAGTGCTTACAGACAGCACTACATATTTTCCGTCGATGTTGAAATTCTTTCTCATATGTCGCCATAAATATCAAAGAATTAGAGCAATCATTTACGCGTTAATGGCTAATCGCCATCTTCCAGCAGGCGCACCATTGCCCCTGTTTCACTATCCAGGTTACGGATATAGTTCATGACAATATTTACGTTGGTCCAGCCACCAGCTTGCATGATCTCCGGTATTGAAACTCCGGCGCGGGCCATATCTCGCGCGGCTCCGACACGGGCACTGTGTCCAGACCAGGCCAGGTATCTCTGACCAGAGTCATCCTTAGCGCCGTAAATCAATCGATGAGTTGCTTCAAAAATCCCTTCCAGGGCGCGAGTTGATAGCTGGCTGGTGGCAGATGGCGCAGCTACGCCATTTTTTCTGACACGGCAAAACAAGTAGTTATTCGGATCATCAGCCACACCAGAGACAGAAATCCATCGCTCGACCAGTTTAGTTACCCCCAGGCTAAGTGCCTTCTCTACACCAGCGGTACTAACCAGCGTTTTCGTTCTGCCAATATGGATTAACATTCTCCCACCGTCTGTACGTGAGATATCTTTAACCCTGATCCTGGCAATTTCGGCTATACGTAACAGGGTGTTATAAGCAATCCCCAGAAATGCCAGATTACGTATATCCTGGCAGCGATCGCTATTTTCCATGAGTGAACGAACCTGGTCGAAATCAGTGCGTTCGAACGCCAGTGCCTGTTTTGCACGTTCACCGGCATCAACGTTTTCTTTTCGGATCCGTCGCATGACCAGTGAAACAGCATTACTGTCACTTGGTCGTGGCAGCCCGGACCGACGATGAAGCATGTTTAGCTGGCCCAAATGTTGCTGGATAGTTTTCACTGCCAGACCGCGCGCCTGAAGATATAGAAGATAATCGCGAACATCTTCAGGTTCTGCGGGAAACCACTTCCGGTTATTCAACTTGCACCATGCCGCCCACGACCGGCAAACGGACAGAAGCATTTTCCAGGTATGCTCAGAAAACGCCTGGCGATCCCTGAACATGTCCATCAGGTTCTTGCGAACCTCATCACTCGTTGCATCGACCGGTAATGCAGGCAAATTTTGGTGTACGGTCAGTAAATTGGACATTTAACACTCAGATGATGGTTTTAAGTAAAGTGTACAGGATCGGCTCTGCCTTTACCTGTTTATGGTTCTCGTCATAGAAACGCCAGCGACCGCGCGTGCGTTCTATTTTCTCTTCACCGAGCGATAATGACAGTTGGCAACTATCACGATCAAACCCTTTTGCCCGCCAGTAACCACGGTTTTTCTCAAGCTCAAGATGAGTGGACACTTTAGCAGTTGAATATCCCATTTTTCACCTCTGATTGATTGGTGGTGCTAAGTGCGCTACGCGAAATCTGTAGGACTAACACTGCCAACTTTTCACAGATTTTACGTAGCGCAACCTTGATCAAATGATCAAGTGATCACTATTTGACCTGCTAAGGTATTGAACTGTATGGATTTACAGGTAAATTGATCATATTCAATAACCCTTAAGATAACTTCGTATAATGTTCGCTATACGAAGTTATCAGGTCCGAAGAGGAGTTTACGTCCAGCTGCGCACAAAAATCAAGAATTATTAGAGCAATAAATTTTGAGAGAAAAATCCCACTCCACCAGCTAAAAACTGGATTGTTTTTCATAGTTGTTTGACAATTGCTCTAATAAATTATAGTTTTGCCGACGTTACGTAATACGACTTTGGATTCACTATTTAATGTGTCTTCAGCGTTGTAGAGCGGCTCAGAAGGAAATGAGCAAACAGGGAAACCTTATACAACGGCATTACAGCTATGCATTGCTCATCTTACACACAGCGCAATGTTGTTAGATTACCCCAGCATGGATCATGGGTGAAACAGTAGGTCAGAGCTTCAGGCTCTGTGTTGTCAATACAGTGAGGCATAATTATGGCTTTCATTCAACCAACCATCGACGACGTTAGACATTGCTCTAACGCTTTATCTGTAGACCCTGCCGAAACCGACGCTGCCCGCGCCATTGCTGAACACTACTCAAAGATATCCAATCAGGAGTACCGCATCACCCAAGACGACCTGGATGACCTCACTGACACAATCGAATATCTCATGGCAACTAACCAGTTAGACTCACAATAAATGCACTAATAAATCTATTATTTTTGTTTGATCCCTCTATAATATAGGTCAGTAATGACCGGTTTTCTCAGCCGGGCGTTATTGACCATGTCAATTCTGGAGGAGGATCAATGATAAATTATGTCTACGGCGAACAACTGTACCAGGAGTTCGTCAGCTTCAGGGATCTCTTTCTAAAAAAAGCTGTTGCACGCGCCCAACACGTTGATACAGCCAGCGACGGTCGTCCTGTACGCCCGGTTGTCGTTCTACCGTTCAAAGAAACTGACAGCATTCAGGCTGAAATTGATAAATGGACTTTAATGGCGCGGGAACTGGAACAGTACCCAGACCTCAATATCCCAAAGACTATTTTATATCCAGTGCCTAACATCCTTCGCGGTGTGCGCAAGGTTACAACTTATCAGACAGAAGCTGTGAACAGCGTCAACATGACCGCTGGCCGCATTATTCATCTGATTGATAAGGACATTCGCATCCAAAAAAGCGCGGGGATCAATGAGCACAGTGCGAAATACATAGAGAACCTGGAAGCAACAAAAGAGCTAATGAGGCAGTACCCGGAGGATGAAAAATTCCGTATGCGCGTACACGGCTTTAGCGAAACAATGCTGCGCGTCCACTACATTTCCAGTAGCCCTAACTACAATGATGGTAAATCAGTTAGTTACCATGTGCCACTGTGTGGCGTGTTTATCTGCGATGAAACTCTCCGTGATGGAATTATCATCAACGGTGAATTCGAAAAAGCAAAATTTAGCCTTTATGACTCCATAGAACCGATCATCTGCGACCGCTGGCCGCAAGCAAAAATATATCGCCTGGCAGATATTGAAAATGTAAAAAAACAAATTGCCATCACTCGCGAAGAGAAAAAGGTTAAGTCAGCCGCATCAGTTACGCGCAGCCGTAAAACCAAGAAGGGGCAGCCAGTAAACGACAACCCCGAAAGCGCGCAATAAATTATGCCCGGCATCAACCGGGCATTCTTCCATTATTCAGCCGCCACCGGTTTTAACAAGCCAGCATCGAGCAGTTTACGCGTCAGCCACTGCTGGCCTTTACCCGTTAATTGAGGCGTCAACCGTATCTGGTAGCCATCTTCATCATCCAGCACCACTTCTTTCACCGTGAAATACCCCGCATTGATGTACTGCTGGAACGGCACATTTTTACGTCCACCGGACGCTATCAGGATGCCGTTCTCCCGTAACCAGGCAAACAGCGCGTTTTGCTTAAGTCCAACAACCTTTGCAAAATTCCCAATCAGGATCCCTTTAGCTACTGATACCCGGTCGGCAAAATCGACCTTAGGAGCGGCGGCCACCAGCTGCTGATTTAGCTGGTGGGCTTTCTGTTCCAGAAGTTGCTTTTGTTCAGCCAGTTCGGCAGCCAGGCGTAGGGCTTCAGGAAGCGTCTGGGGGATTGCGATCGGTTGCTGTTCTTTTTGTCGGAAGTAGCTGTCTTCCAGTTTTTCAAAGAATGCCCATGCCTGATCGGTTTCGAGCATTTTAGCGTGGCGGGCTGCGCCGCGTTCTGTCCAGAGGGTGAGTGAGCGAACATTGCGAGCAATTTTTACAGAGTAGTTTAAAGCTACTCTGTGCTTCAACTCGCGCAATGATTCTCCTTCAACTTTGAAAAAGTGCTTCCCTTCAACAAAGCGTACTTTGTTCTCATGATGATTTTGGCGAATACGGATTGTTTCTGTCCCATACCCTCTAGCAAGAGTCTCGGTTGTCACTACACGCACTCCCTGCCATTCCAGAACGGGAATTTCATCAGACTGATTCTGAACAACCACCAGCTCCGATTCCTGAACTGAAGGTGCATGAATTTTTTCTGATTTAACGTTAGTTGCTTTCATTCTGTGTGCCTCCTTGCGTGCTTCGGCTGCGGCGGTTGCGTAATTCAGATGACCCTGTTCGAGCAGGTATTCGCGGATATCAGACAACAGGATACGGTGAACCGCGTTCTTGTCCTTTCTCCGGTAAAGTTGTTTGGTGATCATGAAGTAGTTGGCAATAACGCCTGGTATATCCCTGGTACTGATACAGGCAGTGTGCTGTTCAATTGCCTCGATCATCTCTTCACGGGTGACTAATGACGTTCTCATAGTCCCTCCTGAGCAGAAGCGTTAACAGGGAGGCACCAGTAACTGAGAGAATTGCGTGAATCAGTGGAAAAACGGGCAGAGAAAATACATGGGGCGTCAGGAAGCTGAGAGCGGGCCTCATCTTCTGTTGGTGCAATAACGAAGTGATAGTGACGTTTTTGGCAGGAGTAAAAGCGCCAGATAAATTCAGGATGAGTTGGGGTAGGGATAGTAGCCATATTGGCAGCCTCCTTAGACGTTGGTATGTAACCACCGCAGAAGAGACCAATCTTGCTGGCGGTGGACTGTACGGAGTTGGCCTTACTGGCGTCCAAGGTAACCAGCCTACCCGAAGGTAGCCCCATACAGCCCACCATTGTAGAGGTGTGCGTGTACGCCGATACAAAAAAAAGACGCGAGCGGCGTCTGTATCGCCTTAGACTTAAGCGGGAGGCCAATCCCGGCACCCGTTTTAATGAGGTGCCTGATAAGCATAAACCGAAAATGCCTCAAGGCGCAAGAGGTCAGGCTCAATGTAACATCGGTAGTTAAAAAACACAATTTATTAGAGCAAATATTCATTCATTAAGCCATGCCAGAGCCTCATCAACCTGCGCTTCGTCTTCGACGCTAAGCACTTCATCCTGGGGAACATAATCCGCCAGCATAGCGAAACAATATGTATCCCAATGGTCTGGTGAGTGCAGGTTGAGTTTTTTCTTCATATCCTCCTTACTCATCACCTTCCATTGACCTGCGGAGTTAATCCCTACAGGGATTTTCGACGCTTCCTCAATAGTTTCATTACCCTTATCCAGTCTCATACGACCAGATTTTACGGCCTCTGCGGCTTGAACGTTGGCATAAGCACGTTTATCAAAGTACAGGCTCTTATCTTCACGGCTATGCATCTTTTTACCCCAGCGTATACGCTGTACGGTAATACCATAATGCTCGTACATCAGATCCGCCGTTGCTTTACCCAGGCCATCGCCGTCGATCGCTATGGTGATATTTGGGAATCGCTCAGGATTACATTCTGCGAAAATTTTGGCGGCAAGCTGCGTTTCTGTAACGTCTGTGTATTCCAGCATTCGATAGTTGATTACACGGCGTTTATTTCGCTGGCCGGACACCATCATGATATTGATAACGGACTTATCCCGTCCCGTACCACCAGCAACGTCCACACATGCAAGCCAGCCCCATCCTTTTGCAATCTTGACTTTCCGCCGCGTTGCACGTTCAACCTCATCACGTCCAAGAAGGAAGCCATCCTGTGATTTAGGGAATAGGCCGCGTACCTTAATCATGTACATAGGGTTATCACGCCCGCCGTACTCCGCCAGCTTCATTTTGATAAATGCTGGCGTTACCAGCGGTGATTCCTCACTGTTAAGCGTGATCGCCGTATAAACGCCATCAGGGTTACCAGGACGCTTGGCCAGTTTATGGTGAGTATCGTAGAAATAGCCGCTTGGGCGTGTAGGCTGTGACAGCAATAAGATGCGGTTATCCTGTCCGGTAAGAGCACCGGTGATGATACCGAAAGCTCTATCACTGACACCGGAGGCTTCATCGATAATATACAGAAGATGATCTGCGTGTTCACCTGCGAGAGCTTCTTCACTTCCCAGACGAAAGCCCTTCGGTACTACAGTCCATACACCTTTACCAGTAACTTCATAAAAAGCGGTTTCTGTCAGAACAAAATAATCAGCAAGCCACGGAAAACGGCTGGTGGCCGTAGCCCAGTTTATCTTGATGTACTTGAATATACCGGTCATTACCTGCTGAATTTTGTTCGCAACGATAATGGCACGGGCACCGGGATACATGATTATGAACAACATGATCATGATAGAAGTCATGTCTGATTTCCCGGTACCGTGACCAGACGAAACAGATGTCTTGCTACCCTGTTCCTGCACAGACTCAATAATCAGATCCTGCTGCCAGGTAGGTGTTTTGCCGAACAAAACATCAGCGGCCGCAATCCAGTCATAACGATATAGCGCCACCAGCTCGCGCCAACGTGGATCCGTTACGCAACTTCTGGCCATTAATCATCATCCCCGTATAGCTTGCGGGTAACTTCTTCGTCTTCCTCCTCGTCTTCGTCCAGGTCTTGTTCCAGCCATGGGTCGTTTGATACACCTTCAGTATCAACATCTCCATAACCGCCTGTATCAACGATATCGGCGATTTCTTCCCTACGCTGCTCAATCCACAATGCGGCATCGGCGCGGCGGTTGGCGGCCCGTTCTCGCGCAACTTTGTCCAGATCTTCAAGAGAAGGGCCACCGACGGCTGTTTGCCTTTCCTCATCATCGGTATTGGTCTTAGGAGCACGCAGATCGGCTTTGATTTGCTCCAGCATCAGGGGCGGCACTTTTCCGCCATGCGCCTCGATGAATTCAGCTGCTTCCAGCACTGACCAGTTATTTTCACGCTTTCGTTCGTATGCCAGCTTAACAATGCCAGCTTGCCCCATAGATAAAGCGTGCTTTTCCGCCTCCCGGCTTTCTTTTCGATAGTTATTCCGGATGCTGTAAATGGTGTTGATCAGGCTGCTTATCTGCGCGGAACAGCTGTTTAGCATGCTCGCGATACGATATTCAGGCGGAGTCCCTTCATCATCGTCTTTTTGCTGATCGCGCATTTCCTGCACCAGACGAATACACGTATCCCTGGCGTTCTCCAGCATAAGGAGATGAGAAAGAGACTTTTCCAGAAGAGTGGTTTCCAGAACATCGGCCCCGGACCGACGCAACATAGCGCGAGCGGCCTTCCGCGCTTCAACGTTATCTATCAGGTAATCGCCAGCTTCGAATTCAAAGCGTTCACCATCATCATCCAGGGTGTCGCGTTCCAGGCGATCACGTAAGGTCCGGTGGGCGCGGGTGATCACGTCATGATCATCAGAACGATCATTTATGCGCTTATTTTGGCGCTTCGCATTCTCGACTGCGGCACTGACAACGGCATTAACTCTCTGTTTTTCCGCTATTTCAGCCGCAATATGATCACCTGCATGTTGATCATTAGAGTGATCAATGATCATGCTTTTTAGTGGCTTCCTGACTGGCTTATTTGGCTTGCGGCTGTCCGCAGTCCTGGTGTCTTCTTTGAAGGCACGGAGATAACGACGTGCGGTATTAGGGTTAAGATTAAACTCGGCGGCATACTGTGCGATGGTGTAACCACCATCTCGCGCCAGGCGAGCAAAATTCTTCTTGTGATCGTCCCAGGTCACTTATGCTTCCTTTCGTAAAAACTCTTTTTGACGCGAGGGTAACGAAAGTCACATGTCAAAAGGCCCGGAACGGGCAAGCAATCAATCAGATACGTGCGGATGTGGCATTACCGTAATGACGGTGCTGACGGGCCACCTTATTGAAAAGTTGACGCGCCATTACCCAAGGCAGGTGCTCCCGGCGTTCCTTTTCGTCCTGCGTCATATAGAGTTCGTTCTGGAGTTTTTCATCAAACCGGCGCGGAGCGCGGCTGCGGCGAAAGAATTCAGGATTCAGAGAGTGGATCTGAAATCTACGTGGGCGTGTACTGTCATCAATCAAAACAGACGAATACTTAGACACAGCGATAGCCTTTAAGCGCAGATAAACATCGCGCTTATCGACATCCAGATGCGGGTATTCCTTTTCAAGGATTGCTGCGAGTTCTTTCGCTGATAGAAGAGATTTAGTGCGAATCATGTAATCCGCAATCTCATACGATGTAATTCGTGAGTGATTTATTTCCATGAAGTGGCGTCCCTGCCAGTTAAGTAACATCCTGTCACCTACTGATTAGCCCATGTCAACTAATCAACGACGAATATAATACCCTAGATTAAAGAAATAGCAATACATTAGAGCAATTTTATCTAACGCTCGACGAGTGACTTGTGATAGCGCCGACTCCAAGCGCGTAATCAAAGAACAATCGTTGATGCATCGCCAGCCTGCCGTGCGTCTTCTCCCAATTATCGCGGTCACGCTCAATATCACGCTGGCATGACTGGCACAGAGGAATTGCGTAAATGTCATGCGCGCATAATCGACTATGACGAACGATATAAGGCGTAATGTGAGCGCCAGCTCCCGCAGCTCCACACCCACAGCATGGACGGGAAGCAACAAAGTCCATGTACTCAGGTAATTTTAGCGATTGCAGTTTTGGTATTTTGAAATGCGCCATGCCAGGGTCGGAGTCAACATCCACAGGGCATACTTTTGCACGCATCGGCGCGGCGCGTTCTTCCATCATCTGAACATATGCTGTAGCACGATCGTCATACGGGCGAATATCCGCCTCTTTCAAAGGTCCGCTATCCTGCGGAGCAGCCTTCATCTTATTTATTGATATGCGGCAGACTTCTTCCGGCATCAGGTGCATCATGTTACGCATGAAAGCCCACCAGCACAGCTCCTGAATACTTAAATCATGGCTATCTGAAAGGCCCATTTCCTGACGGGCGACATCCAGTATCCAGTTAACGCGATTATTATGCAGCGTTTCTTTCAGCTCATTAAAACCACGCATCCGGTAATGGTTATCGTGATGCCAGCACAACAACACCGCGCTATTGTCTCGTTCTGCGTGGACAATATGGTTGTCACACCAGCTACGATCTGCGGCCTGGCATTGCCCCTCTTTCCTGCGCAACCACGCCACCAGCGCGTCAATTCCACCAATACGGCGAAACAGTTCATCGCTGTTAAAAAACGGCTGCAACGCCTCATTTGTTGCCATAGTTTGCTCGGAAACAACGAGGCCGTCGTCCATGTGCTCGATTAACTCACGCGGCACCGGCTCCATAATAAATTTACGGCCAGCCTCCACCAGCTTTCTGACTTCCTGATCCACTTTGAATGTGGCGACGCCAAGCTCTTTTTGTACAAAGGGAGTAATTACGGCTTTCACATCACACCTTTCATCACTGATTGGGCTTTATCTGCTGCCCGGCATTCTCTGTTTAAGCACAACCATTTCCTGACGGCATAACACAGCAATAGCGGTCCTGGCACCAATTTGCTTACCAACCAGGTATTGCTTTACCTCGCGGCGACTCACGCCATCAAGAAGCATCTTTAACGCTTCACGGGACAATTTGTTGTATTTGCGTGCCATTAATCTACTCCGCAGAACCATACAATCTACGTAACGTGTCGGCGACAGAAGATACAGATATCTCGCCAGTCGCAGCGCCTACAGTAAGGTCTGCCAGTTCAGGTGAATCAAATACCTGCACCCCGTTACGGCGTAGAAATAGCAGCGCGCTGTTTAGCGCGGTACGCTTATTGGCATCATTGAATATATGCCCTCTCGCTGTAGCCACCAGGTAGGTGGCGGAGACTTCGAAAAGGTCGGTGATCTCTTCGTAGGCAACTCTGGCCTGAACTCTCCCGATAATGGCCTCTGCCCTGCCCGGATCTGACATGCCAGGCAGGCCGCCGTAGCGGCTTATATTCGCATCATGAAGCGCAATAAGTTCTTCCGGTGATATATGCCTCATTATCGGTTAACCAGTTCCTTGTTGGTGGAGTCCAGGGTGTCAAACAGGGATGCAAATTCAGCATCCAGCGCCGCTTTTTTGTAGGCTTCGAAAGTAGCCTTGCTGACAATTACTGCTGGCTCACGGCCTCTGCGGGTGATTTCAACCTCTTCCCCGGCCTCAACATTGTTGAGCACTTCAGAAAGGTTGCCGCGCGCGGTACGGAAGTTAATGGATTGCATAAACACCTCATGTACTCGTTATGTGTACACAATTATATGCTTCATAGGCATAAAGCACCAGCACTTTGCGGCTTAACAAAACTCTAGGCAGGTCATTCGTTGCCTAATATCCGAACTACTAAAGCATCAGAGTTGCTGTAGAATCACCGCCAATTACTTAAGCCTGAAATAAGTGGATGAAAATGACAAGTATTCAACAACGTGCAGAGCTTCATCGTCAAATCTGGCAAATTGCTAACGATGTCAGAGGTTCTGTCGATGGATGGGATTTTAAGCAATACGTTCTGGGCGCACTTTTCTACCGTTTTATCAGCGAAAATTTTTCCAGTTATATGGAAAATGGTGATGACAGCATCTGTTATGCGGCACTTGATGACGGCATTATTACTGATGACATTAAAGACGATGCCATCAGAACCAAAGGCTACTTCATCTACCCCAGTCAGCTTTTCTGCAACGTAGCGGCGAAAGCAAATACCAATGACAGACTGAATGCAGATTTAAATAGTATCTTCGTTGCTATCGAAAGCTCTGCTTACGGTTACCCTTCAGAAGCTGACATCAAAGGTTTGTTTGCTGATTTCGATACAACCAGTAACCGCCTGGGGAATACCGTTAAGGATAAAAATGCCCGCCTGGCTGCGGTTCTGAAAGGGGTTGAAGGGTTAAAGCTTGGCGACTTTAACGAACATCAGATTGACCTGTTCGGCGATGCCTATGAGTTCCTGATTTCTAACTATGCCGCGAATGCCGGTAAGTCCGGCGGCGAGTTCTTTACACCGCAGCACGTCTCTAAGCTGATTGCACAACTGGCTATGCACGGGCAGACCCACGTTAACAAAATCTACGACCCGGCAGCAGGTTCCGGTTCTCTGTTATTGCAGGCTAAAAAGCAGTTTGATGACCACATCATCGAAGAAGGTTTTTTTGGTCAGGAGATCAACCATACGACCTATAACCTGGCGCGTATGAACATGTTTTTGCACAACATCAACTACGACAAGTTTGATATCAAGCTGGGCAATACGCTGACTGAACCGCACTTCAGAGATGAAAAACCGTTTGATGCCATCGTTTCTAACCCGCCGTATTCGGTGAAATGGATTGGCAGCGATGACCCGACGCTGATTAACGATGAGCGTTTTGCCCCGGCTGGCGTTCTGGCCCCCAAATCCAAAGCTGACTTTGCGTTTGTATTACATGCGCTGAACTATCTTTCGGCCAAAGGTCGTGCTGCGATTGTCTGCTTCCCGGGTATTTTTTACCGTGGCGGCGCAGAGCAGAAAATCCGTCAGTATCTGGTCGATAATAACTATGTCGAAACCGTAATTTCACTGGCTCCGAACCTGTTCTTTGGCACCACCATTGCCGTAAACATTCTGGTTCTGTCCAAACATAAAACGGATACCAACGTTCAGTTTATTGATGCCAGCGAACTGTTCAAAAAAGAGACCAACAACAATATCCTGACCGATGCCCATATCGAACAAATTATGCAGGTATTCGCCAGCAAGGAAGATGTTGCTCATCTGGCGAAATCTGTCACGTTTGAGACCGTTGTAGCGAATGACTATAACCTGTCAGTGAGCAGCTATGTGGAAGCGAAAGATAACCGCGAAATTATCGATATTGCTGAGCTGAATGCTGAGCTGAAAACCACGGTCAGCAAAATCGACCAGTTGCGCAAAGATATTGATGCGATTGTGGCTGAAATTGAAGGCTGCGAGGTGCAGAAATGAGCGAGATGAGTTATCTGGAAAAATTGCTGGATGGGGTTGAGGTTGAGTGGTTGCCATTGGGGGAAGTCTCAGCCTTAAGAAGAGGCAGAGTTATGTCAAAGGGATATTTAACTGAAAATTTTGGCCCATATCCTGTCTATAGCTCTCAAACTGCAAATAATGGGAAAATAGGTTCTATCAATACCTTCGATTTTGATGGCGAATATATAAGCTGGACAACAGATGGCGCAAATGCAGGCACTGTGTTCTATCGAACAGGTAAATTTTCAATAACTAATGTTTGCGGCCTGATTACATTAAAAAGTAAATACCCATTAATCTACAAATTTCTGTTTTACTGGCTAACAATAGAAGCCAAAAAACATGTTTACTCAGGAATGGGAAACCCCAAGTTAATGAGTCATCAGGTTGAAAATATACCTGTACCAATCCCCTGCCCGGATAATCCGGAAAAATCCCTTGCCATCCAGTCTGAAATCGTTCGGGTTCTGGATAAATTTACTGCACTTACCGCTGAGCTTACCGCTGAGCTTACCGCTGAGCTTAACATGCGTAAAAAACAATACAACTACTATCGCGACCAGTTGTTGAGTTTTAAAGAGGATGAGGTTGAGTGGAAGACTTTAGGAGAAGTGGCTCAATACTCGAAAACAAGAATTAGTTTCGAACTACTTGATGAAAGGAATTATGTTGGCGTAGATAATCTGCTGCAAAACAGAGCAGGAAAATCATTATCTAATCATGTACCGACATCAGGTAAATTAACGGAGTTTATACCTAACGATATATTGATTGGGAATATCCGCCCATATTTGAAAAAAATTTGGCAAGCAGATTGTATCGGTGGAACAAATGGCGATGTATTGGTTATTCGTTGCATAGATAGCTCAATAAATACCAGATATCTATATCAGATTTTGGCAGATGACAAATTCTTTGAATACAACATGCAGCATGCTAAAGGAGCAAAAATGCCGCGTGGCAGTAAAGAGGATATAATGAAATACCCAATCCCTGTACCGCCACTCACCTGGCAAGCTCGCATTGTCGAAATACTCGATAAATTCGACACCCTGACCAACTCCATCACTGAAGGTCTTCCGCGTGAAATCGAGTTACGCCAAAAACAATACGAGTACTATCGTGATTTACTGTTCAGTTTCCTAAAAACTGAAACTGTCAGTAATTAATTGACCATTGCTACCGACCGGGCCACCTTAACACCCGGTCAGTATATAGACTATTTTTTACACGCTGGAAGTCACCATTAACGCCCTTCCGGCCCTTGCCAGACGGCACAAAGGATGCGCTATGACTCATCAGACACACACCATTGCTGAATCCAATAACTTTATCGTCCTTGATAAGTACATCAAAGCTGAGCAAACAAGCGACAGCTACCAGAGCGAATCGGACCTGGAACGTGAACTGATTCAGGACCTGCAAAATCAGGGCTATGAATTTATATCCGTAAAATCACAGTCAGCGATGCTGGCCAACGTTCGGGAACAGCTTCAGAGCCTCAATGGTGTGGTATTTAATGACAGCGAATGGCGGCGTTTCACGGAGCAGTATCTGGACAACCCGAGCGATGGTATTCTGGATAAGACCCGTAAAATCCATATCGACTATATTTGCGACTTTATTTTTGACGACGGGCGTCTTGAGAACATCTATCTGATCGATAAAAAGAATCTCATGCGCAACAAAGTGCAGATTATCCAGCAGTTTGAACAGACGGGTTCTCATGCTAACCGTTATGACGTCACGATCCTGGTTAATGGCTTACCACTGGTACAAATCGAACTGAAAAAGCGCGGCGTGGCGATTCGTGAGGCTTTCAACCAGATACATCGTTACAGTAAAGAGAGTTTTAACAGCGAAAATTCCCTGTTTAAGTATCTGCAACTGTTTGTCATTTCTAACGGCACCGATACCCGTTACTTTGCCAACACCACAAAGCGCGATAAAAACAGTTTTGATTTCACCATGAACTGGGCGAAATCAGACAACACGCTGATTAAAGACCTCAAAGACTTTACCGCCACCTTTTTCCAGAAACATACTCTGCTTAATGTTCTGGTGAACTACAGCGTGTTCGATATTAGCCAGACGCTACTGGTGATGCGACCGTACCAGATTGCCGCCACCGAACGAATCTTATGGAAAATCAACAGCTCCTATAAAGCGAAAAACTGGTCTAACCCCGAAAGCGGTGGCTTTATCTGGCACACCACCGGTTCTGGTAAAACCCTCACCAGCTTTAAAGCCGCGCGGCTGGCAACAGAGCTGGACTTTATTGATAAAGTCTTCTTTGTGGTCGACAGAAAAGACCTCGATTACCAGACCATGAAGGAATATCAGCGTTTTTCGCCAGACAGCGTCAACGGCTCGGAAAATACCGCAGGCCTTAAACGAAATCTGGATAAGGACGATAACAAAATTATCGTCACCACTATTCAGAAACTTAATAACCTGATGAAAACAGAAAGCGACCTGCCTGTATACAATCAGCAAGTGGTGTTTATATTTGATGAATGTCACCGCAGCCAGTTTGGAGAAGCGCAGAAAAACCTGAAGAAGAAATTCAAACGCTATTATCAGTTTGGTTTTACCGGCACCCCTATTTTCCCGGAAAACGCTTTAGGTTCAGAAACGACCGCCAGCGTATTTGGTCGTGAATTGCATTCGTATGTAATTACCGATGCGATTCGTGACGAAAAAGTGCTCAAATTCAAGGTGGACTACAACGATGTGCGGCCACAGTTTAAGTCTTTAGAGACAGAAACTGACGAGAAAAAACTAAGTGCGGCTGAAAATCAGCAGGCGTTTCTTCATCCCATGCGTATTCAGGAAATCACGCAATATATTCTGAATAATTTCCGCCAGAAAACTCACCGTACCTTCCCTGGCTCAAAAGGTTTTAATGCTATGTTGGCAGTGAGCAGCGTGGATGCCGCGAAAGCCTATTATGCGACGTTTAAACGGTTACAAGAAGAAGCCGCTAATAAATCGGCTACCTATAAACCGCTGCGTATTGCGACAATCTTCTCCTTTGCCGCCAATGAAGAACAAAATGCCATTGGTGAAATTTCCGATGAAACTTTTGATACCAGCGCAATGGACAGCAGTGCTAAAGAGTTTCTGGACGCTGCAATTCGTGAATATAACAGCCATTTTAAAACTAACTTTAGCACCGACAGTAACGGTTTTCAGAACTACTATCGTGATTTAGCCCAGCGGGTTAAAAATCAGGATATCGATCTGCTAATTGTCGTGGGGATGTTCTTAACCGGCTTCGATGCTCCAACATTGAACACGCTATTCGTCGATAAAAACTTACGTTTTCACGGCCTGATGCAGGCATTTTCCCGCACCAACCGCATTTATGACGCCACTAAAACCTTCGGTAATATCGTCACTTTCCGGGATCTGGAACGCTCAACTATTGATGCCATAACGCTGTTTGGTGACAAAAACACCAAAAATGTGGTGTTAGAAAAGAGTTATACAGAGTATATGGAAGGCTTTACTGATGCTGCTACAGGTGAAGCTAAACGCGGCTTCATGACAGTAGTTTCAGAACTGGAACAACGGTTCCCTGACCCTGCCAGTATTGAAAGTGAAAAAGAGAAGAAAGACTTCGTTAAACTGTTTGGTGAATACCTGCGTGCCGAGAACATCCTGCAAAACTATGATGAATTTGCCACGCTGAAAGCCCTGCAACAAATCGATCTTAGCGATCCTGTTGCGGTAGAAAAATTCAAAGAAGAACATTATGTGGATGATGAAAAGTTCGCTGAATTGCAAACGATTCGTCTCCCTGCTGAACGCAAGATTCAGGATTATCGTTCTGCCTATAACGATATTCGTGACTGGCAGCGCCGCGAGAAAGAAGCTGATAAAAAAGAAAAATCAACCACTGACTGGGATGACGTGGTTTTTGAGGTCGATTTGCTGAAGTCTCAGGAAATAAACCTGGATTATATCCTTGGACTGATTTTCGAACACAACAGACAAAATAAAGGCAAGGGCGAAATGATTGAAGAGGTCAAACGCTTAATTCGTTCAAGCCTGGGGAACCGGGCGAAAGAGGGCCTGGTGGTCGATTTTATTCAGCAAACGAACCTGGATGATTTACCAGACAAAGCCAGTATCATTGAGGCATTCTTTACGTTTGCTCAACGCGAACAGCAACGTGAAGCAGAAGCATTGATAAAAGAAGAAAATCTCAATGAAGATGCAGCAAAACGCTATATTCGCACGTCTTTAAAACGCGAATACGCCACCGAAAATGGCACAGAATTAAACGAAACATTACCAAAACTTAGTCCGTTAAATCCGCAATATAAAACGAAAAAACAGGCAGTTTTCCAGAAAATCGTCTCGTTTATTGAGAAGTTTAAAGGCGTAGGCGGAAAAATATAGCCCAATTCGTGTTTTTCTTGCGGGTTCTTAATAAAACCCGCAAGAGACCGTAGGGTTCCAAATGGCTAATATACTCCCCTTACCCATGCGCGACGATGCCGCCAAAAGTGATAGAGAACAGCCAGAAATAGATCGCGGTCATAATGATTTTGAATGCCGTGTTCATATCTTCAGCTCCTGTGATTGATTGGATACATGCCGCGCCCCTTGCGGCATGTTTTTATTTTTACCTTCTTTGTTTTAAAGGTCAAGATTTATTAGAGCAATTATTGTTGATGAAGAAGCGCGTTTTCATACTCCCTGACTATTAACGTAAGCACGCCGTGACGCCTGAAAACACGCGCCACTTCAATCTTATCTTCCAGCGCGAACGCAATTTTGCTTAGACCAATTTTCTTAAGGAGATCAATCTTTGCTGGACCGTCATTTCTGTCATCGGTGGCAGGACGCATAGATAGCAAAGGCTCTGCTCCATTTGTTACGTACTTACGCAACCAGGCTCGTGTTTTATCCCTGGCTATCTCACAGCGCCCGGTTACAAACCAGACCGTGTAAACGTTAAATAACTGGCGCACCATATCAATAACTGGAGTGATGGGAGTATCGGTGTCACAGGCGAGATTAAACTCGTTCCAGTCCTTTGTTAATGCACCTTTACCTGGTGGCGGAAGCAAATGCAGTCTGTCTTCAGTTGCCTCTGATATTGTTCCATCAATATCGACTATGACGATATACGGACGTTCCTGGTGTGCGTGTTTATTGAAAATACTCAAATGCCCTCCTCATTGGACGAAAAAAATGCTGGTGGGCGCACTCCACCAGCATAAAAAGTGACACTGTAACTATCAGCGAACGTAAATAGTGCCGCCGTTCTCTTTTTCCCATGCATCGCTACGTGCATAGCAAACATCGAGAAGTCTTCTTGCCGCAGTTTCTTCTAAACCCAATTCAACAACCAACTGCTCATGACGGCGGGTAACTACATCAAATAGGCTATGCAGCCCTTTATTGGCCAGTTCATCAATGAATTCCGGTTCGAACGGTAGCTCTGCATCTGCCAACATAACCTCTTGCGCCCACTCGACACGGCGGACCAGTTCCGGGCGGCGACTTTCCATCTCTTTACAGATCAATTCATGGAAGAACTCTACCCAACCTTCCGGCTGAAACTCGCGGAAAATTGCCAACGGCTGGAAGTTTGGCATCAACCATTCGTTGATTCGGATATCAATGGCATAGCCCATGTCGCAGCAGAACTGATAAGCAAAGTCCAGCTTAGAAACGATATAAGGACGCTCGTTATTAAACTCTTTAGGCGATGAGATCCCATAAGCCAGGAGGCGCGGGAAGAAGGAGATTTGCCCTAACGTCGGATGAAGTTTGCTTGCAGGGAAACGGCGCTCAGTAATGCCATACATTTCCTTCTTGAGCGTCGCAAATTTGGCATTCTCATTAACCAGCGCGGTAACCTCTGCTTTTTTATTAGCAAATGCCACGCGCGCTTCGCTTGCATCTTTAATAGTTTTTTTGAGCTGTTGGTTAAGGTCGGCGACCTGCTTACGCAGTTCCTGTCGCTCGCTTTTAGCTTTGTTATAGCGTTTCTCAAGGTTAAAAGGATCAAGTTTCATGATCTCTTTATATTGAGATTTTAGCGTTGAAATCTGTGAGTTCCGCAGTTCAACCATCGCGGTCATTTCATTGAGTTTTGTTTCCAGCTCAATGCTTATACGTTCGGCATTATCAGCACGCTGGTTGGCGTCATGCGTCGCATCGTCGATCGCGTCCTGTTGCTGGCGTTTCAAATGTTCAATTTGCAGCTGAAGCTCTTCAATTTCTTTACCCTTCAGACCGAGATCCAACTGCATATTTTCAGCTGCATCTACCAGGGAGTTATGGCTATCAGCTTCTGCGTTATAAACATCAATAAGCTGTGCGTGAAGCATCTCCGCTGACTGAACCGCATTATCAAAAAAACGTGCTGTGAGGTCATCACAACTAACGCGGCGTTGCGCGGCCCGGATGTTCTGGATAATGGCCGGGATACCGGCATTCAGGACATCCGGGATAGATACATTTTCGATTGATTGGTTTTGTGCTGAAGTGCTCATTTCAAAGTTCCGTATTAGCTTGTGCTTCGGTCATTTTTCCTAAGTATGAAGGAGGAAGGACTACGCAATTTGTATCCAGCCCCTCACCTATGGCAGCCTGTAAAATTCTGGCTAAGGTGAGTCTCTTGTTGCGATACCTGGTGATGACATGCCTGATACCGCCGGTCGGCGTAACAAAGGCGATCAGCCAGTAGTGATATTTCCGTCGGAATGGCCACATAGTGCACCTTATGAATTGCTCTAATAAAAAACGTAATGAGTGTACATCACGTTTTAAAAATATGGAATTATTAGAGCAATATTATTCTGATTCTCGCTCAAAAAACGAGCTAATGAGGGGAAGCCAATCCTCTGACACTTCGCGAGGTCGCGGTTTGCCGTGGAAAAAGATTATTCGGCAGTCTTTTGGTAATGCCCCATTCCCCCTGGAGTAACGCGCGCTCGCATATTTCGAACCAGGTTCCACAACATCGGCCTTGTAACTTACAAACCATTCTGGATACAGATCCTGAAATGCTGGTGTATCATCGCCCATAACCTTCCGTAAGAACCCCTGATCACCCCAGCACTCAGTAGTGACACAACGAGAAATCCAACCTTCCGGATCTTGCCAGAATGAACTCCAGATATGCGCTTTTACACTATTTGGTATCCACAGGGCACCGCTACCACGATATTGTGGATGGTAAAAATCCCTAAGCATGGTGAAGCTGGTTGGTGGATTCTCAAGGATTGGGCGTATATCACCGGCAATAACCGTGTCCAAATCCAGATAGAACAGATCATCGGTTATATCCGGTCGGAACAACTCGATTTTCGCCCACCAGCCACGGCACTTTTGCCACTGGTTGATCAACGGGACAACTTTGACGCCAGGTACATGTAAACGCTTCAGGTCTGTCAGGCAAATAATTTCATAGCCTTTTGGCAGTTGATTAACCAGCCACTGCACATCGGAAGCGTTATAGTCACCACCAGAGCGAAGAACTAAAGCAATCTTCATGCTGCACCATCACCTTTCACTTTCATCAATGTCAGGTTTCCGCAAAATACGGCACCAGTGTCGATATAATGCTGATTCCAGAATGTCTTCGGGCTTTTCACCGGAGTGTGACCAAAGATAAAACGATCTGCGCCCGAAATTTCGCCACCAATATCATCCATCGAATCACTGATACGCTCGCGCGCCCAGACAACGTTGAAAAGCGGCACCTCCTTACCGAATTGATATTCATTATCCGGATAGTCGGCATGGGCTATAACGATAGTTTCTTGCCCGGTGTTCAACTCAATGATATAGGGCAGTCGTCTTACCAACTCCACCAGCGCCCAGGCTAATATTTCCTGATCAGTGTCCAGCATGAAGAACCATTGTCCGCCATTCATTAGCCAGTTATTCACGTTGCCATCTGGACTTAACGCATCAATCATCAGCCACTCATGGTTCCCCATCACTGCCCTGAACCAGGGCATCTGCAATAGTTCCAGACATTCGACATTTTCAGTACCGCGATCGATAAGGTCGCCGACCGATATCAGTAAATCCTGCGCCGGGTCAAAATCCACACGATGGAGTTCGGACATCAGTCTGGTGTAGCAACCATGCAGATCACCAACAACCCAGACATTCCTGTATTTGGTACCGTCGATACGGTGATAAATTGTGGGTGCCATCATGTATTCTTCAGCCATTCTTTAAGAGTCATCTGCGGAATACCTCCCATTTTCCCGCATGAAACAACGTCAATCTGTTCACGCGCAGACTGGAATAACAAAGGCAGGTGACTTAGATTTTTTGGCGTGCCGCCGGAGTGAACGCGTGGTTCTTGTGTAGCGTCAACGCCCACCAGGGCGACATGTTTGAATCCGATATGGAAAGCCAGGTTCAGAGCGCCATATGCACTATTGCCGCTGGCAATTTCATTCTCATCTTCGCAAAGTCCGAAATGTGCGGACCAGCGCCACGCCCACCACTCGGGAGAATTCGTATTTTTTGGCTCCATGCCACGTTCAGCCACACGACGGAAGCACAGAACGCCGTCTCTGACTTCACGTTCTTTAACATCGGGTAGTGCCATGCAATAACAAACACCACGGCGACGGCGGCCACGACCAACGCGCCGCATATTGTCTGGCGATGGATCAAGTGTGAAAAAATAAGAAGCGCGGTTCAGCCAGTCGATGGCCCCATTGACCGCTATAATCGGCACTCCGCGCGGCGCAACAAAGTTTGCGGCGCTTGGGCCACTGCCGACGATAATAACGCGATCACTGCCTCTAAATTTATTCTTGGGAAACATTGAATTGCACTGCTCCTACTTGCATTCAAAATATGTAAATCTGCGTGTTTTTTGCGGGTATCCAGGAACTGCTGTTGCCATTTTGAAATAGACACCTGCGTTGGATTCCGTAGGGCTTGAGGGTGTGCTCCATGCCAATGAAGGCCGTTTTGCAGAGAACAGTCATAGCCGACTAATACCACTACCTCAGCCCCTGATTCAGCAGCCAGACTGATAGCCTGCGCGCCGCTATTTACCCCTTCCGCCGGTCCACAATATCGCCTGTACTCCAACGAAAATGATTTCGCCGCCGCCAGGTTGGCTGTCACTTTGCGGAATCTCCCTCCCGGTATGGTGGATCCGTATTGCTTCCACCATGACAAATCACCGGCGTATAAGGCATAAATGTCATCGAACATCTGCCAGGAATTGTTAACTGCGATGATTGAACAGCCAGTTTTTTCTATAGCAGCACAGTCCTCACGAGTGAGTGACGGACCGCTACCGACACAAAAAACAGTCCTAGTCGCCCTGGGTGGTATGTTCATTCTCAGCTGCAAATTCAGCCTCCAGGCGAGCATTCATTTCAGCGATTACAGGGTCCACTACAGCATCTGTTTCCTGTTCATTACGCGGCATGACCGATGCCAGAAACTCATAATTAACCTTGGATGACACGATTATTCTCCCGATGTTAAAGCGCACTACCACAAAGAGCGTATATGCACTAATTAATTTATTATTTTAAGCGGCAGACAACCACTTATCGCCGTTCAATACATGCTCAATAGCCTCACCCTTTTTAAGGCTTATGTATTCCAGGATGGCGGTAATCGCTTGTTCTGCACCATACGCAAGAACAACGTAGTAGCCTTCCTCTCTAAGCCTGCGCATCCAGGCGATCTGCTCTTTCGTCGGGGCTTTACCATTTGGTTCTTTAAGCTCAATTCGCATGCCGTGATAAATACCGCATGCTTTATCGAGACTCATGTCCGGATAACCTTTTTTCTGCCCTTCAGCCTTCATTTTCCCGGCGGTTGCTTTTGAACGTTTCCCTCCGTTAGGCGTTGCATGCAACAGCTCATAGATGTCAGGGTGCTTGCGTTCGAAGTAATCAAAAATGAAAACCTGCTCGAAGTGCTCGCAATTTCCGTCGCGCAGGTCTGGGTTCTTTGCCAGTGCTGCAAGTGCCTTCGCATGTGGAGAAACTTCTTTTACCGGCGCAAGCGATAAGAATGGATCCTTTTTGGTTTTTGGCCTGGACCGCCCCTTATTTCGACGCTCACTAAAAGCCTGAAACTCTTCCTCAGTAAAGCGCAACATAATCAGTCAAATCCTGCCGGTCGCATGCCATATTTACGCTGTTTTGCAGCCTGCTCTTCCCTGTGCCATTGCGCACATTCAGCGTCACAATAAATGCCTGATTCAATCGATTCATTGCAGTAACGACACTTCCCTGTAAATACCTGGCTCACGACCTGTGCCTGCTTTCTGATGTTATCGATGGCCATGTCTTTGAGAGCTTCTAACTGATTCATGCTCAGCTCTGCATCATCAACACGTTCTGCCAATTTTGTTTCCTCGTGAAGAACCTACTTAAGGGCAGAATGATACATTTCACAATCAAAATTGCACTAATAATTTTATTTTATTAAGTTAAATTTTCAACAAATGACTAGCAGTAAAATCACCATCATCTATTTCTGGCAGGCTGACTATGGCTACATCAATCACTACAACCCAAAGCACCCCACAATATCCTCTGTCGCGGTATGACGACCGCAACATAGCCGATCCAATACTCAGGGCAGAGCTACGCAAAGAGGTGATGCTTATGTGTGAATCGAACGACAAGAATCTGACGATTTATTACGTTCTTCCCGATGAGCAATATCGCCCGGATTTGCTGGCTTACCGTATGTGGGGCATAGCAGAGCTACGCTGGGTTGTGACGCTCGCCGCCGGGCTTGAGGATGAGTCTCAGGGTATGACTGTTGGCAAAAAATTAAAACTCCCACCAGCCACATGGATCCGCGAAATGATTCGCCATTTCCAATATGACGGCCAGGTGATAGGGACATTATCCATTGCGTAAGGGAAATGAATGCCAACTGAATATGCTCGCGACAACCTTGGTCGCTATCAGACTGATGGATTAAGTGCAAAAGACTTTAATAAGGTCTTCGATCTTATCCGTAAACAGCAGCGTCAGAATCGGCGAAACGCGCGACGTACACTCACTCCAAGGATTATGGGGATGCGCAACCGCGAACTTGAGGCATTCCTCAGCCTTGGGAAAAAGAAAGATGGCACCTACTTTACGCCCGAAGATATACGCAGTTTCAACACCTCAAGGCAGGCTCATAAAACCAAATTCAAGAGCACGGTACCCGGCATTACCTATGCTCAGCTGGTGGCGCAGTCCACCAGCATTGATATAAAACGCGCTAACAACAAAGTTTCTGATGGCACAGGGATCAAAGCCGCGACATTCCTCGGGCTAAAACACAACCTTGCATTGATATCTGTTAATGCCTCGGATGAGTCGGTCCACCAGCATCACCGTGTCAGAATTCGATTTGAGGAATGGGATAAAGCCGTTGAGGATATTGCTGAAGACGGTGCGAAAAAAGCCCGAATCGCTGCCGATCTCTGCAAGGGCCGGGTATCTTTCGACTGTGATTGTGGACGCCATCAATACTGGTATCGTTATATGGCCACTGCTGGTAACTATGCTGTCGCGCCGCCAAAAGAGTATGCCTTCCCCAAGATCCGCAACCCTGATCTGACTGGTGTGGCTTGCAAACATGTTTTGCACGCTATGACGCGTTTTCAGTCTCCCACATGGCACAAGGCCATCATTATTGCCCTAGAAAAAGCAGCTGAACAGGTGGCCTTCGGCGATGACAAGCGGAAGACAACAACCTATTTCAAAGGCGAACTGACTAAATCGCTTGCGCGCAACCGGACAACAACGACGGATCAGGCTAAAGCGGCGCGTGAGTATGAGCTGTATCTGAAATCTCAGGATGCATTAGGCAAAAAACTACGCGCCAAAGATAGCGCCACGGACAACGTTCGCCGGTTGTTAAAAAAAGCTCGCACCACGGCAAACAGGAAGAATGCCGAACTAAAAGCCTCGCGGGTGAGGGAAGCCCAGGCTCGCGCTGAAGCCGACGCCCTCAAAAAAGCCCTGCAAACGCAGGCGAACAACCTCATAAAGTTTTTCATGAGTCAGGGAATGGACAAGGCCGCTGCCACTGCGCAGGCGCGAAGCATTCTTGAGACACAAATTAACGAAGCCCGTAAACGGAAAGGATAATCGATGGCTGGTTTCTTTGATGACATGTTTGAGGACACAGAACCATCACAACAAGTGACTGGTGATAACCTCCCGGACACCGAATCGGATCCGGATATTCCAGGCGAAGGTTCTGAACTGATTGAAGAGGAAGATATTGATGCTGAAATCGAAACCGATGGTGTTAACGTTGGTAATATTGTTGATCCTGTGGAGGACAATCACCTTCCCAATCTGGATCACGGCCTGCTTAGTGATTCTGGTGTGCGCCACCGTTATCAAGGTCATGCAGTTTTTAATAACCTTGTGCGGATGGACTGGCTCAAAGCAATCAAGCTAGACCCTGACTCATTCGATGCAGTTCTGTATCGCGCAATACCTTACAGATACAAAAATACACCTGAAACGGCACCTGAAATAATAGAACCGAACCAACGCATATATGACTATCAGGATCCAGAACTGATAACGGCCCTCGACTGCCCGGATGAGATGGACGCCTTCTACGCGCTATACGACGGCAGTGATAATACGGGAATTAGCGACAGTGCTTTAATCCTTCGGTTAGCCGCCGTCAATGTGCCAGTGGGTTCTATGCTCGAATGGCTGGAACAGCTGTCAGACGGCACAACCATTCGCCGCTTCTGGTACATCCATAAAATATTCAATTACGGCACTGCCAGGGTAGGCAGTTTGTTTTATTGCGTGCCTTCACGCGCCTTTGAAGGGAATTTCATCGGTGATTCTGAATAATCAGGAATGGCTACTGGCCATCTTTAAGAAAAAAGGTCTTACTCCAACCGGTAAGCTGGAATTTGCCACTATTGATGGCATTGATTCGGCGCTCGCACAGGCTTTAAACGAAGCGTTCGACTCACAAGTTGTCAGCTTTAATGATCGCACTAACCAGTCATTCAGGGAGTTCCTGAAACGCACCCCAAGAGATCGCATAACGCTCGGCACTTTTAGTGATGTGAAAGAGTGGTTGTCGTCATTTGAAGCCGATCGCGCCGGGCGTAAAGATACTGCCTCTGCTGGCCCGGTAAATAAGCTGGCAATGCCGCTTGTGAATCTGTCTCGTTCTCCCGCGTTTTCAATTTATGAAGGTGAACTGTGCCGGGATAATTACGATGAAGGGCATGTCACCAATGAAAATGATGAGATTGAAGCCCTGGTATCGACTATCCCTTTCTCACTGGAATATTCGCTATGGATAGCCAGTGACGAGAAGGAATCTCTTGGGATGGTTACAACTGCATTAGCATTCTGGCTACGAATGTATGCCAGCCTCGGGCAGGCATCTTTCACTCACATTGCCAATGTCGGCGGTTATGAGATACCGGTTACCTGTTACATAGAAGGGCAAAAATCAATCGCATTTCAGGATCTGACCACCGGCACCGCCGACAACAGGCTGTTCGCGGTTGGATTGAACCTCACCGTTGTGGCGGAACTTCCTATCCTGGCTTATATGCAGCAAACCACCGGCACCATAACGGTAAAAGCGAAAATTCTGGAGGAATGAGATGGCCACAAAGACCACCACAGCCCCGGAAACTGATTCAAAACGCACTCAGCTATTCCTGCAATCTGTTTCAATTGGGCAGAACGAAATCCCTCGCGAAATGATCGTAGGATGTACCTATGTCGAACCTGGGGAGCTATCTGGTCCCCAGCTTATGCTCATGATCAGGGATTCAACGGCTTACGTGGTCAATAAACTGGGGGTGAAATTTGGTACAATACTGACAGTTTCACTTGGTGATCCGGAAGGTCATGGCGGCATCCTCTTCTCGGAAGAGTTCTTTGTTCTTAAAGCGCCGCGCAAGGACGATACTGTACTGATTTACGCGTTTAGTAACCCGGTGCGGTTATTAAAAGTTCCGTCCACCAGCGCACAGTATTTTGTTGATAAGCCACCATCAGCCGTAGTTTCCTCTCTTGCCCCTGGTCTGAAGGTAAATGCTGACTCATTCAGAAAAACATCCACATACCACCTAAATGTTGGAGAAAAACCGACCAAGGTATTGCAGGAGATAGCCCGGGATACCGGTTCTATGTGCTGGGCATCCAGGGGGACGATCAATTTTAAAAGTATGGAAAAAATGGCAAACGCCGCTCCATCGCTTACTTATGAGTCCGCCAATCCCAACACATCCGGATTTACAATTAGTCAGTTCAACATCCTGAATGCCGATTATGAATACCAGCGCCGCCACAATTACAGAATGGCCAGTTATGACATGAGCAAAGGTGTGGTTTACTCAGGTAACCAGGAAGACCCCATTAAATTTACGAGCAATCCCGATCCTACCGCGCTGGCGAACTACAACAAATTCATTCTCCCCCGCCTCGATATGCTGGTGGAAGGAAATGCCGCGCTAACTCCGGGTACGACGCTGAAAATTGTCGTGCATAACACGGCAGGTGACGGAGAACTCGATGAATCTATCCCTGACAAAATGATAGTGATGTCCGTGACTCATTTCGAAGACCGCTTCCGTTTTGTCAGCCGTGCACAGTTAGGAGTGGTAAATGGGTAGTTTGACAGGGAAGTATCGGGCTGTAGTGGTAAGCGTCGATGACCCTAAAGGTCTGATGCGTACACAAATACGCGTTGTCGGCATGATGGATGGGTTACCAGATGCCTCATTGCCGTGGGCAGAAGCTATATTGTCCAATGCAAACACGTTTTCACCATTTCTGCCCGGCGATAAAGTATGGGTAGAATTTCCCTACAATGGGGATTCTCGATGGCCATTGATAATCGGTTATGCACAGGATGCATCCGGTGGCGCTCCCAATGTGCCTCCTGAAGCGTCAGGACAAGGTGAAGGCTATGTACCGCCTGAAGTCGAAGGTGCACCAGCACAACCATCAACCAGCGCCAAAAAAGACTTTATTTCGTCGCGGAACGGACTAATGGAGGTCCGGACGGCGGGCGGAGCCTGGGCCGTTACGCACTTGAAAAGTGGAACAACAATCGGGTTCAACGAGGCCGGGGAGTTATATGCCATTTCTCAAGGTCCGGCATTCATCTCTTCCGCAGGAAATCTCGATATAAAGTCAGGCGCGGATGTCGCCCTGAAGGCAGGGGGAAGTATGGCGATAGAGGCCAGCGGGAATCTATCCATAAAAGCCGCTCAAGTCTCTGTTGACAAGGCTTAAGAAAAGCCCGGCGTTCGGGCTTTTCTGTTATGACGGGTTCAATTTTTTATCCGTTACCGCGCGACGGTTTCTGCGTGACAAACGTCTCAAGCATCTTTTCCGCAATTGCCGACCAGGTGTGACACTGGACCTTTTCAGCATTTTTCACGCGATCAACGCGAGCAATAACCTCATCCCAATCAATCCGCGACTTGATAACCATATGGTTCACCAAAGCCAGGCGATCTGGCGGAAGGCAATCGGGAGGCGTTAATACCAACGCCCCGCACATTGCCGCCTCAAGTACAGTTAATCCAAGGCTTTCGGGATGCGTAACGATAAACACGTCACTCTTACGCAATTCAGCTGCAAATTCGGTTGCTGGTACCGGCGTCCGTCTGTATGGGGTTACCGATATATTCCCCGGATCAATGGTAATCAATCCGTCATCGGTCAACGTTCTGGCCTCATACGGAACGGTCAGACGCTGAAGGTTCATAAGGATACTTAAGGAGTGATCAAACCCACTAACATCAAATGCAGCGTGGTCTACAAAAATACGCAGAACATCGTCTGTTTTGGTTTCCAGATGGAACAGATCCTGATTCGCTGCCCATCCAACATGTTTGTTAAAGCGATTATGACGCTCTAACCTGCCTGGATTATCCAGGTACCGCCAGGTATCATCGCGGACAGTAAAAGTAATATCGACTGGTGCCGAATCCAGCATAGAACCGTCGTATACCTGGGCTACCCATCCAGTGAATCGACGACGCAGTTGCACGCCTATTTCCCTGGGCACCGTAGTAAAATACCGCAATCCTGGCGCTAAAATGGCTTTCGCGGAACACGAGGTCGCAGCGGTCAACACAGCTTCAACATAATCCTCCGGGCTTTCGACGCCGGGGGAATATGGACGATGGTATTGCAATGTTACCCCTGCCTCACTAAAGGCGCAGGCCAGGTTGTAAGCCCACATTTCCGTATATGTTTTCACATCACTGATAGCTTCAAATTTTCGCCCAATGATCAGGATGTTCATCGGCTTTTCCTCATTCCATTGCATCAATAATCCTCTTGCCAGTCAGCACCAGCATAGTTATCAAACCGTGAGTATTGGCCGTTAAAAGCCAATCTCACCGTGCCAATTGGGCCATTTCGTTGCTTACCGATAATCACCTCGGCAATGCCCTTCATTTCGCTATCCGGGTGATAAACTTCGTCGCGATACAGAAACATGATCAGGTCTGCGTCCTGCTCAATTGCTCCTGATTCACGTAAATCTGAATTTACCGGTCGTTTGTCCGCACGCTGTTCAAGCGATCGATTAAGTTGTGACAATGCCACCACCGGTACTTGTAATTCCTTCGCCAAAGCCTTCAGTGAGCGAGAAATCTCGGCAATTTCCAGCGTTCGGTTATCTTGCAGCTCGGGGACGCGCATAAGTTGCAGGTAGTCGATCATAATCATGCTCAAACCACCATTTTCTTTATAAACACGACGAGCGCGGGAACGAAGCTCTGTAGGTGTCAAGGCGCTTGAGTCATCAATAAAAATATTCTGCTTGTCCAACAGAATCCCCATTGCGCCAGAAACCCGCGCCCAATCCTCGTCGTTAAGTTGCCCTGTTCGAATACGAGTCTGATCAACGCGTGCAAGAGAAGCCAGTGAGCGCATCATCAGCTGGTGGCTCGGCATCTCAAGGCTAAAAACCAATACGGGCTTATCGTTACGGACTGCGGCATTTTCGACGAGATTCATCGCAAACGTAGTCTTCCCCATAGATGGGCGGGCGGCGACAATGATGAGATCGGACGGCTGAAGCCCTGCCGTCTTCTTATTGAGATCGGTAAATCCGGTATCAAGCCCCGTTACACCATCATGCGGTCGCTGAAACAACTCTTCTATGCGAGATACCGTTGCATCGAGAATGCTGGCGATATCTTTTGGACCACTACCGCTCTTTTGTCGTTTTTCAGCTATTTCAAAAACGCGGCGCTCGGCCATATCCAGCAATTCATTGCTGCCCCTGCCATCTTGCGCATATCCAGCTTCAGCTATTTCATTTGCGACGGAAATCATTTCACGAACAACCGCGCGTTCACGAACGATATCCGCATAAGCACAAATATTTGCCGCGCTGGGCGTGTTCTTTGACATCTCCGCAAGGTACGCAAAACCACCAGCACGTTCTAATTTACCGTTCTGTTCAAGTGCTTCAGCAAGTGTTATCAAATCAATCGGTTTGCCATGACTTAATAACCTCTCCATCTCACTGAAAATTTCACGATGAGCACTGGTATAAAAATCATCAGCAACTATACGATCTGCAACTTCATCCCAGCGGCAGTTATCAAGCATTAAGCCACCAAGCACAGCTTGTTCTGCACTAAGGGAATTTGGCATGGATTCAAGAGGGGATGCAGACATTAATACTCCATCCTGGTGTGCTGAATGTCAGATATAATCGGCATACTCAAATCACTCCTAACGATATGAGTCATCACCAGAAAATCAGGATTAATGCGCCGGACTCTTCCCGGCTGTCACACCGAATCGCCAGGATGGTGAATCCGCAGTCCGACGCTATGAACGGGGCTTGCACATTCCGGCTACCTGGTTTGTTGCCTGAGCTAGGGGAAAGGTTACCCCTTTAACGTCACCAGACCGCTAACGACGCATGTGCCAGACGCCGTGTTACAACCAAATATGGTGGCCCCTACCGGACTTGAACCGGTGACCGTGCGATTATGAGTCGCCAGCTCTAACCACTGAGCTAAAGGGCCGGATTACTGTTTCCTGAGTGCTTCTATGACGCCAGCAATACCGCCTACAACTATGCCAGCAATGACAACGAGAACAATTGGATGCTTGTCAGCAAAATCCCAGAAGCCCATCACTGATCCTTAGAAGCTGTTTTTAATATCGGCCATACCAATGTTACAGCTACTGCCACCAACGCCCCGTCCGATAAAACTGACAGGATTGTGCTGGTGAAATCCACCAGCACGGACAGCAAGAGAAAACCAATGGCGATTGCGATACGTGCCTTGCTTGCCATTACAGATAATCTTCCACACGAAGACCTAAACGACGGCCTACTTCTTCCAGTACTTTGTGTTCTGCTGGCTCGATTTCACCGTCCGCTTCTGCAATTGTCAGCATGTTAACGAATACTTCTTCCGCTTCTTTTGGATCGTTTTTGATATCTTCAATTTCGCGAAGGATATTCATGCGACCAACACGGAAGCCAGCTTCCAGTTGCTCGGTAAAGCGGGTAATTGTTGCAGTAATTTCGTTACCAAAATGACTAAGACGCGGATTAGAGCGGACAAGCTGATCAAGTTTCGCTGTTTCTTCTTTTTCGATTTCACCATCAGCGGCAGACACCAACAAACAGCCACCGATAATGGCCTCCATCAGATCGCGATTCTCAACTTTTTTCAGCTCTACTTTTGCAGAAGCGACTTTCTTGCCGAACAATTTACCGAACATTGGTTATCCCTCAATAAAAGTGACATATTTATTAGATTGCGGTACCGAGTGCCTCCCGGTGACGTTAACCAGTTAATAATTAACGCCGGAATGTTTAACCATTAAGGAGGATTGTTTTAACTGTTCCGCGTGCGCTTAGCCGCATTCACCGCAACGGAAAGAGCATTCCTGGTGGACCTGTAGATTGGGATATGAACCCGTTACAGGAGAATGCTCTTACCTGTTACGTGCTCCGTTTCGTGGAGCTAACGGCGGGTGATCGGGCCGCACCAGACTGGACTTATTTCAGCGTTATGCTCATGCCAGAGAATCAAACTGTGATGGTCGGTGCTGAACTCCGACACAGGGTTGTAGCAAGCCCCGCAAAGCGCGCACTACTGTAGTTGCGGCACATCAGCCTGTGCATTCACCACAATGTTGAGAACACTGGTTGTCACGCTGCAACGCAACATTTATTCGTAGATTGGGATATGACCCCGTTACGCCAGTGTTCTCAACGTTGTAGTGCCGGTTACGGTTCCGGCCAGGCCTCTTCCTCAACGGGGTGTTCTCCATACGGACTACCGTTTATTGGTCGTTCCTGCGGTTTATGTTGTGAAGCCAGATGCTTATCTTCTGGTTGCTTCAAAGAGCTGCACTTCCTCACAACGGTAAGGGTACTTCGTAGGGATTCGAACCCTCTGCCAAGCTCGGCGATCTCCGACGTCGCAAAATACCCTTACCTGTTGTGTTGGTGCGGTTAACGGACTCGAACCGCTGACATCCTGCTTACAAGGCAGGCGCTCTACCAACTGAGCTAAACCGGCATTGGCGATGGTGGATGGATTTGAACCATCGACCCGTTGATTAACAGTCAACTGCTCTAACCGCTGAGCTACACCATCACTTGCCGGGTACGTCTCCGGCGAGGGCTTCCACCTCCGTATGCTTTTCGGCGCACCGCGCCCTGGCTGCAATTCGGTAACAGGGGATGCATAACCCTGGCTTCCAGCGTGATTAGCGCTTTCAGCATGACGGGATATACCCGTAAATTCGTGGAACTGTACCCAAAGTGCTGTTAAGCACCGCTGTTACGCTGAAAAGAAGACGCAACAGGAAAGGACGCTGACCAACAGATGGCCCCTTCTCGTTCATCTGGTTAATCACACCAGCGCCCTTACCTGTTGTGCCTCCCCGTTCCCTAATACACAGACGGGGACACTCTGCGGTCGATTTTTTGACGGGGGACGACTCATACCCCGTGGCGCCTGGCTTCTTAGGCCGCTACCATCATCAGATCATCGTTTGCATTTACTTTAATGGTCAGTTTCTAAACCGCCGCAAAGTCGCTAACCATGACGAAAACCCTGAAAAAAACGCCCACCCGAAGATGGGCAAACTGGAAGCTCGTAACGCACTTCGGCGTTGCCACTTAGGCGCATGGTCAACCTGGCAACTCGGTGGTTTGTCTGGGAGGACTAGGCCCAGCCATGCTTACCGCCGCGCCTATTGCGGCTAACAGCTAAATCGCTCTATAAATCACGATTCATTGAGGCGATATTACACTAATAAATATATTAGAGCAATATTGCTATAACGTCATGAGCAACACCACGAGTGTCTCCCTTACAGGACACAGAACGTCTGGCAAAAAGAGGTTCCACTCTGAAGCCACTGTCCTGATAAAGTTCTCTGATGTTTGGCGCGCCACTGTTAGTAATGAGAACCTTTGCACCTCGGCGATGAGCATCCGTCAACAGAGACACCAGGCGTTTTTGCTCTTCAAACTTAAAGTCATGACCGGAATAGTTCGTGAACCCCTCTGTATTGGGGAGCGGTTCATACGGCGGATCGCAAAAGATGACATCTCCTTCTCCGGCAGCTTCAATCACCGCTGCAAAATCACCGCATACAAACTCAGACCGCCCTTCCGCACCGAGGAAGGCTTCCATCTCCTGTAATGGGAAATACGGAGTTTTATACTTCCCATAACCGACATTGAACTCACCGGCCTGGTTGTAACGCGTCAATCCGTTAAAACAATGTCGGTTCAGGAACAAAAACGCCGCTGCGCGATGTAAATCATCATAGACTTGTTTGTTAAACGCATTCCGTACTGCCAGGTATCCTTCCTGTGTGTTGTAGTCCTGGAAGAAACGATGTGCCAGAGTGATAAGTGAATGCGCCTCGCGTTGCAGAGTCTTGTAAAAGTTAATCAGGTCAGCATTCACATCATTTAGCAGATTTTCCTGGTATCCGGCATTCATGAAGACAGCTCCGCCACCAACGAAAGGTTCAATCAGGCGCTTCCCTTCTGGCAAATAGCGAAAGATTTGTTCCAGAACACCAAATTTTCCACCAGCCCATTTGAATATGGACCGTTCGAATTCTGTCGCTGGTTTAACTTTTCGCTCTTTTGTTTCACTTCCTTCTTTCTGCCGACATACGGCCTTAGTAATCCGATCGCCAATCCAGCGCATTACTGGTATTGCCATACTATTGCCGATCGCTTTGTAACGCGATCCGTCAGCTGCAAGCATCGCGGCCTCTTCTTCGCTTAAATCTGGATAGTGATTGCGAAGGTATGCCAGTTCATCTGAAGAAACTTTTTTACGCTTTCCCGTAGGGATCAACGTATGCCAATCAGGAAAACCTTGCAGCCTTTCACATTCGACAGGGGTAAGACGGCGCATTCTACCGTCGCCGAGCAATACAATTGGTGCTTCATGGTTACATGTCAAAGTTGGTGCCGAATTATCGGTTTTTATCTCAGCCCCTCCTTGCCCATGTGCCATGGCAACTATGTTTGTATCATCGCAAGATCTGATAGCGATGTTTGAAGTATATCTGGTAGTTTCCTTCCCCTCGCCTCTACTCGGCGCAATATCCCGGCGCACGCCTTCGAACTCAAAAAGTACCGTTGCGGGATCGAGGTCTGTTCGAGCACTTGCGACAACAAACACGCGTCGGCGTCGTTGTGCCACTCCGAAGTATTGGGCATCAAGGATTCTCCAGGCCACCTTTCGCTGCGGTCCATAAATACAACCACACTGCGGCCACTTTGGAGCATGGCAACCGGTTTTGACATCCCACCGCCAGAACGCGTTACTTTTTCCTGATTCAGGTCGCTCACCTGGTTCAAATGGCGCATCTTCTCCAGCCAATCCGGCAAGGAAACATCCGAAGGCGTTATCTGCCGATGACAAGACTCCTGGGACATTTTCCCAGACGATAACGGCTGGTTTGAGAAATGACTCAGCCCGTTTGTCGTCAATTGCATTTGCAAGCTCCACATACTTTAAAGTTAGCGCGCCACGCTCATCATCAAGCCCACCACGTAATCCCGCGATACTGAATGCCTGACAGTTATGGACCACCGCACCATTGAGGATATAGGAATGATCACCTTCGACTTCTATGTTGTATACAGTATCTAGGCCTACCGATTTAAACTCTTTGACTGTTCGTAAAAGCATTCCATGAGCCAATCTTGATTTACGTGACAATTTCTGCGGGCAGATTGTTACCTGATAATAATTCCGTTGATTTACCACGCGATCCTCGATCACTTTTTTGGGCTCAACTTCAATAAAGCTGACCGAAGAAACATAACCACAAGTCTGTGACACCCCCGCAACGCCCCAAGCAAGCGCAGGACTAACACTATTAATTCTAAATCCCGCTTTACCACTTGGTGTCCCATCAGTATCAAGATAGCCTTGTAAAAACACATGACGCAATGGATGCGACATCACCCATGCAGGGATACGCTTAGCATGGCTTAACTCGCCAAAATGTTCATTAAGCCAATTGGCATAACACGTATCATTCAAGGTTACTTTGATGCTCCCTCGGATTTCGCTTGCCACGGAAAATATGTTTTCTGGTATGCGGCAATGAAACTTTCTCAATTTCTGGCAATTTATGCCAAAAACAACCGCCTTCTTAGATTTACCTCTCCATCTCCTAATATATCCATCGCCAACATAAGCGCCCGCAAGATACATAGCCTGTTCTTCAGACAAGAACCGAGAACAAATATCTGGAGATGCAATATTGAAATTAGTTAGAGCGCACCATTGATATCCCGGCATATCACATGCTGCTCGCCATTCCGGTTCAGACAACAACTCTCTCTTAAAATATGTGCCATTTTTCCGGGTGTTTTGGGCTTTCCACCGAACAGCCAGGAAGGGATGGTCATTGGTTGTTCTTATACCTAAAGGCTGCCCAACGGCATTAAGTAACCCCGTATTAGCTATTTTTGAACCAACTCTTTTTACTTGTTGTAACCGCCCGAGATGACTGACTACGTAATCGCCAGGGCAAACATCTTCTATTGGTTTATAACCATTTTTACAAAGAACCATATGCCCCGCGGTAAAACATGGTGTTCCCCCGACGAGCACGTCAGGGGATTCGATTTCCCCAGCCAAGACTTTTTTGGCAAGTTTTGTCATGTCGCCAAGGTTGGCGACATGGGGCCAGCGGAGCGCAAGAACGGCCGATGGAAAAGGCTCGATTTCAGCAAACCACGCCGGACGCATACCCAACGTTTCCCAGGCAATACTCGCGGCTTCAATTCCACTGCAAACAGATCCATAGCACAGCTCTTTCACTGCTTAGCCTCTCCACCAAGGGCATTTACCAGAGCATCAACCAGGCACGAAATTTCACTGGTCAACAGGAAGAAATCTGCGTCCAGTCGCTGCGCTACATCTTCACTATCAATATCAGAGTTCTGATCAAGCAATTCATCCGCAAATTTGACGCTGGTAAGGCTGAAGTTATGGTCCAGTGTAAATTTAATGCGGTTCTGCCAGTCGAGTGCCAACTTAGTGACGAGCTTGCCAGCTTCCAGGTGTGTGGAAATTTCATCGCTTCCCAAATCCTGCTTTTTCACTCGGGCAATACCGCCATCCTCAAGCACTGCCTTAAGTTCTGCCGCATCCCCCATTTGAAATCCCTGTGGAGCACTACCATCACGTACCCAGTCGGTCAGCGTTAATTCAATGGGATTTTCAACACTCAGGGGAACAACAGGAAGAGAACCCAGAGACTTACGCATAAGCGCGAGCATATCCTCTGCCTGCCGCGCGCTGGCATTGATATAGATACGTTTAGTTC